TCAGGCCCCCGCCCTTGCATGCGCCAGCTTGCGCCGCGGCGAAGGCGGCGGTGAATCGCTGGCTTTGAAATACAGATGCGCGACAAGCAGGACCCAGGCGATCTCGAAGCACAGGCCCGTCCAATTCCGGACGGACAAAAGAGTGATCGGAAGCATTCCGACCAGGATCACGCGAATGGCCCACTCGCCGAGACGCGCGCTTTGGACACCGATCGAGGAACCGGCCTGCCGATAGGTAACACGGCGCGCGAAATCCATGATCAACAACCAGACGAGCCCCTTGATCATGTCCACGAAGATGCCGTCGGCCATACCCTTTCCGGCGATGGAAAACGCGATTCCGGCCAGATAGAAAGCGATACTTCCGTTCAGGCATTCGATCGACACGCGCCACTGGTTGACGCCGAGACGGTGTTCCAGCCAGCCCGCAAGCGGCGAAAAGAAACGATCAATCAGGAAATCGTCGATCATGGTCACATGACCGATATCAGCCGCACTTGGTTAAAGAAGTCGCAAACTTGCCCGGAACATCAGAATTTTTATCAGTGTTGCACCGCAGCAATAATGTCGCGCGGCCTAGAATTCTTGCCGCGTCTCAAACCGCGAGGCCGCGAGACTGATCCTCGCGCGCTGTGACTGCCTCGGCGCCGGCATCGCTGTCATTCCAGCCAAACAGCAGTCTGTTACTCAGGATCGCGTCCCGGACCACCCGGTCCAGCTCGCGATCGTCGGTCGCGACATGGCGCGCAACCTTGCCCCCCTCGCCTGCGGAAGCCGGGATCGCCGAGGTCTCCCACAAGCCGTGTTCGGACAGGCATTTCCCGAAGCTCGGCGCGGTGTTGCGCAGGCGTATCCGCGTCACGAGCCTCTTGCCGTCCAAGGCCTCAAGCAACATGTGGAGCGGCGCCGCTCCGGAGGTATTGCGAAAGCGGATCGAATGCCGGAACATCTGTTCGCGCGTGATCGGGCAAACGTACCAGCCCAACTTCCTGGCGAGCCAAGCCGCCTGCCTGCAGTGCCGCGCCGAACCGATGAACGTGACGCTCGGCGCTTCCTGTCCTGCGGCGGCGAGGATCGTCATGCGGTTGCGCGCGCCGCGACGCATATCCACGCGCTGCGCGACGTCGAGCGCGGCATAGATCGCCAGCAGGCCGACGAGATACCATGGCCCAAGATCGAGGATCATAAGCGCGGGAATGACGATGGCGGCTACCGTCCCAATCGTCCACCACGACGGCGTCGAGACAACACCGAGCAAGGAACGCTTTTCCGGCCCCGTCTGTGGGGTAACAATCGTGCTGCGAGCCCCCGTCATGCGACAAACAGCCGCACACAGGTCGGTCCGCGCACATTTTGAACGCGCGCTTCCATTTTCACCCCACCGCTGCCCCGGTTGGACTATGTTTACCTTATTCAGCGCAGGCGAAACGCCAAGCAGAATCTTGCCGGTCCCCGAAGGCCGCGGAAAACTGCCAATTTTTTTTGTATGACCGCCGAGCAGGAACGATGGCGTTCGGCAAACTGCGCGGCGACTCGGAGATGGTTAAGGCTGACTGAGGGGTATTACATGCCGTTTTCGACGGCGGTTTTTTGGGCCGGAGTCATTGCATCCGCGTTCACGTCGGCGGCGTCGATAGCATCGCCCCTCGCCTCGCCCGCTTCCCTCACCGCCTGAGCCTGCTTGTCGAGATTGTCGGCTGTCGCTTCAAGATTGTCGGCCTTTGCATCGGCGGCATCGGCAATATTGTCGGCAAGCGAGTCATCGCCGTTCCCGCCGCAGGCTGCGAGCGAGAGCAGTCCGGCCAAAGCTGCGGCCACGACGATGTTCTTCATATCATTCTCCTATATCGCCGAATTGGCCCGCCCCGCAGGACTGCCCGAATTGAACGATTTCAAATGGGTAGCCAAATTTGGTGACTCACGAAACGGCAACAGGTCCCGAGGTGACCAATCAGATTTGGCTAGCAAACAGGAGGTAACATGACAGAGGATTATATCGCCGAGCTTGACGCGCACGAATTCGATACAAGCACTAACGCTGTCGGCGATGGAGTCGATCCACTGATTGAGCTTGAAGCACAACTCATCGGCGCGCGGAATGCTTACAAACAGCTCGAAATCGAGAAGCAACACATCGCCCGGCAGCGCGACCTCCTCGGTGAGAACCTGCGCCTTCAGATCGAGCGCCGCATCGGCTATCAGGTCGCCATGGGAATGGTCCGCATTCACGACGCAATGACCGTGTTTCGTGCCGAGTTGGCGCCGATCGACCAGCTGCTGAAGCAAGGATAAAAATAGCCCGCCGGTGTGATCCAGCGGGCTAGTCTTCACGCATCGCCAGGAGAGCAGCGTTAGCGTGGTCAGTTCGGGATGGCGGCCTGAGCCCTCACCCAATCGATAAGGGCGCCGAGCTGGAGCGTGTTGGCGGCGCAGTTGAAATCGTTTTCACTGGACGCGGCGCCTCCATCAGCGCCGCCGGCGGCACCGGGAAGTTCGGGCACTGCCGCTCCTCCGCCACCACTGGCAACGGCTCCACTTTCGGCCCGCCCGCGCACGCGCTCAGCATCATAGCGGCGCTTAAGATCGGCAAGCTTCGTCTGGTAATCATCGGCTTTCTCCTCTGAAACTTTCGCTCTGCTGGCGTTCACGTCGGCGACATGCTTGGCATCCGCGAGCTGAGCTTGAGCCGTCTTCAGTCGAACGTCGCGCTGCTCGATCGCGCGCGCCGAAGCGCACGATTCCGCGGCCTTCTTCCAGTGGCGGGCCTCACCCTTCGAGATCACCAGCAGGACGGAAAGGAGCAAGATCACGGATAGCGCGAATCCGGCCACAGCCTTTTGGATGATCAACAGCGGGTTCATGCTGCTGCTTTCAGGCAGAGGGCCCGCTCAGCCCGACGCCGGTTATCGAGCCCGCGGATCACACGCCCGCCGGCCCTGTTCCACGCGAGGAAAGCATCGCAGCCGCCGCGCCAGTCACCGGCATTGAAGCGGCGGGCCGCCGTTGATCGGCAGAAGGCGCCGGGTCCGATGTTATAGGCGAGCGACGCGGAGGCCGCGAGCGCGTACTCCCGGCCCTTCGCGGCGAGCCCAGGAACGCACTGCATGACGGGCTTCGCGTGCGCGATCAGCTGCCGTTCCAGCCTTGCTTGGCATTCAGCATCGGTTGCGACCTGCCCCGGCTGCACGTTCGCCGTGTCGCCGTAGCAGATCGTCCAGACGCCAACGATGTCACGATAGGCTCGGGTTTCCTTGCCTTCCCACTGTGTCACGCTGACGACGAGCGCGACCGCGGCGACTGTTGAGCCCAGGAATGCGGCCAACGCGCCACCGCTGGACTTCGGCTCCTCCATCGGCAGGATGCGGGCCGGATCACTTCTGGCCATCGGATTTCTCCTGCAGCTTCGGCTGTTGTGCGAGACGAGCGATCGTCGGCAGTACGAACACGACCACGAACGTCCCCACAGCCGCCAGCCATCGCCACCCCTCAGGCACGAAGGCGAGCAGCCCCAGCAGCAGTTGCGGACTGGCCACGATTGCCGCGGCAATCGATGCGGCTACGCCGGCGAGCCAGATGGACCAGAGTTTCCACCACTGCCGGCATTCGTCGATCAACTTAATTCTCATAATCTTCCCCCGTTCGTCGGATGCGCGCCAAAATCGCCCGCATGTCGTCGGGCACGTCAGGGTCGATCGGGACCGCCTTGCTCAACAGCACGGCGATCTGGCGCAGCTCCGGCGCCCCTGGTGCGATACGGGCCAAGGCTTCGACGGAAAGGCGAAGACACGCCTCGACTATATCGACCCGTCCCGTTTTTGCGTTGAGCGTCGCGACCTCGCGTTCTAGGCCAGTGACTTCCCTGCGAAGTTCCTGATTTTCCGCGCGAACGCTCGCAACAGTCGATTCCTGCCACCGCTGAAGCCTGTCTTCTAAACTTTCACGCTTCGCGAGTTTACGCACCCACACGGCCACGATGCCAGTTATCCCTACCGCGCCGGCCCCCTGCCAAAAGGTCGGATCATCAAAGCCCACAGCTAAAGCCCCCCTCATCACTTCGGCTTCTCCCCGCCGACCTCATCAGCGAAGGCTTCCCGGTCTGAGGGCAGCAGGCCCTTATCGGAGCGGTTGCCGGTCGCGAAGATCGCAGCCGTCTTGAGCGGCCCCTTGAGCGCCGCAGATGCCAATGCATCCGCAGCCGGCTCGATCAGCGTGTCGTAGACCGCCGCCGCCGCATTATGCTCGGCCGTGTGCGTGTTCTTGCTGTTGGCGGTCCACAGCTTCGCAACGTCGGTCGCCGTGTCGCCAAGCGAACCGATGATCGGTCCCGCGAGACTTCCGACAACCGAGCGCTGATACTTGGTCGACATGAAGGCGTTGATCAGCGGAGACAGCCCGCCCGTCATGCCGCCGCGATCGGCCGTCCGCATCAGGAACTGGCCCGGCGTTTCGTTCTCGAAGTCGTAGTTTGACCCGAAAATCGCGGGCCGAAGGAACGTGTCGTTCAACGCCGTGATGCCTGCGAACACCAGCAACCCGAATGCGGGTGCAAGCATCGTCGGGTCCTTCGTTTTGATCCCTTCCAGCGCGGTCCGCCCCACGCGATCGAGCACGTTCTTCTTGAAGCCGTAGCTGAAACTCTGAAGCGAGAAGAATAGGCTCCCGAGCGGGTGCGATGCCCATTTGGGCTTCTCCGCGCGCGTCGGCATCAAGATCGATTGATTGACGTAGCGCATCAGCGCGGTCGCATATTCGGCCGCCGTGCCCTTATCGGCGAGTAGATCGTCGGCCGACGGTGCGCCCTTGCGCAGCCAGGTGCCGAACCCATCCACGTCCTGCACGCCAAGTTCGCGAAGATAGAAGCCCGCGCGCTGGCGGGTGCGTGCAGTTTCGCTTGTGAGATCGTGCGCCAGATTGTGAAGGAACGAGGCGCCAGTCTTGGTCGCCGCGATCCGCCCGCCCTCGGTGAGTTGCTGGAGCCCGACGCCGCGATAGAACTTGTCGAGCAGGAGGTGCGCCCCGGCTTTGGCTGGATCCATATCCGCTCGCGCGCGAAGCAGGTCCGAGGAAAAGGCTTCGTTGGCCACGCCGACTGCTTCGGCCAGGCGCTTCGCTTCCGAAGGAGGCCGCTTCGTGACGGCGCGCGCGAATTCGACAAGGCTGTCCGAGAAATGCTGAACGCCCAGCCGCGGCCCGCCGCGCACGAAGCCCATCGCCAGGTCGCCGAGCGATGACACGGTGACGCGATCCATCTTCGCAAGCTGGTTCCACGTGTGAAGGCCCGAGATGAAAGAGCGGGTGCCGTTCGACAGCGGATTGATCCGGCCGAGGTTGACGGCGCGAATGCCCGAGATTTCGTCCATCACTCCAGACGGGTCCTTGGTCGACGCGCGCAGCTCGTCGCGGATGTCGTCGAGCATCACATCCCACTGACTCTTGTCGCCATGCTCAGCCGTCCACGCCTCGCGTTCAGGCGATCCGGCTGCGCCCTTGGGGCCAAACCGCCGCACTTCTTCCGCGCGGCGCGCCGCGCCCGTGAGATAGCCAGCCAGTGTCAGGAACGGATCGTCTTGATAGAAGCCCTTGAGTAGCGTGTCGGCATCCTTGCCGAACTCGCGCGCCTTGCCGCTGTCCGGCTTACCGCTCGCCTTGATATGGTCGAGCCCGCCGTCGAGGCCGGTGTAGCTGTCCGTGATGCGCGCGAACCATGCATTGGCGGAAGCTTCCGGGTCCTTGGCTCCGACACCTTCGTAGAGCTTGGCCGCCGCCGCCTTGAATTCCTTTTCCTTGCCAATGACGGCAATCGGATCGAGCACACGAGGGAAATATCCGTCGGTCACTTCGCCGATTTCCTCACCGGCAGCCCGGCGATATTCGAGCGTTTCCTTCAGCAGATCGCGGACTTTGCCTGCAGCCTCCCGCTCAGCGGCGGATGCACGCATGTCGACGGTCGGACGCGCGAGAAGATCACGGATGCGATCCATCGACGGCTTGTTGTCCAGATGCGGCTTCAGCGCGTCGTATGCCTTTTGCAGCCGCGTGCGAGTGCCGCGCTCGATCGCTTCGTGATAGGTTCGGCCGACGCTGTCCGCCTTGCCCGCCGGCGCGTGGAACATGTCCGCCAGCTTGGCGATCGTCGGCGCCTCGAAGCGGGCAGATATCGTGCGGAGCGCGCTGTCCGCGCTGTACATCGTGGCCGTGCCGAACCGCTGCAGATTTTCGCCAACGGTGCGCAACGCGGCCCTGGGCTCGCCGAATACATCCTTGATGCCTTGGACCAGCCCGGCGCCACCCTTTCCGATCCATTCGGTATCGACGGCCAGGTCTGCGATCTTGCGCCACCCTTCGGGACTGGCGGTTGGGTCGCCTTCTTTGGAGAACAGGCTGGTGCTCGGCGCCTCACGCTTCGGAGCCTTCTCCATTTCGCCCATCAGCTTCGAGCCGGATTGCAAAACCTTGTCGAGCAAGTTCGTGTGGCGGCCCTCCAGTCCGAGGATATTGCGCACACCATCGACGAAGCGGCCCCACAGGTTGGCGGTGCTCTTGCTCTTGAGGAACGACTGGAAGCCAGGATGCGTCAGACCGTAGGCGAGAAACTCATCGTTGCTGGACAGCGCCTCGCGAATAACGGGGTCGTCGTGCCCCCGCGCAGCCTTCGTGGCCCGCGCGCGAAGGGATTCGAGATCGCGCAAAACTGGATCGGCGCCGGTGCCGGTCTTCAGGCGATCCTTCATTTCGCCATACCGCGTCAACGTCGCGACGTGGATCGCCTCATGCAAAGCGGTTTCCGCGTCGTTCGGATCGTGGACGCTCGCCTCGACATGACCGTCCTCATAGAGGTCAGTTCGGCCCTTGGCCGTCTCGCCGGGTTTCAATCCCTCGGTCGAAACCGGCCCGTATTTCGCCTCGGCTTCGCCGACCAACGGCGCGAGGCGCGCGGCGAGCGCGCGGTAATGCGGGCTTTCATGGGTAGCCGCGATCCGTTCGACGCCAGTAGCGAGGCGCTGAGGCTCGGATATAACGTCTGCGTTATGTGCTTCCCTCGCGCGACGGAACAGCGTCCCGCCCTCCGTCGTCGGCCCTGCGTCCGGCGTATCGGGTGCTTGCGGCGTCTCCGGTGGCGATGGAGGCTCAGTGTTGATCGCCGGCTCATCTGAGCCTACATCGCGCTCAGGAGCCTGGACGTCAGAAATCGTGCTCTGCGGGTCGACCGGCTTCGGCTGGTCAACCGATGAGGGAATGTCGCGCGGCCCTCCAGGCTCCTTTCCTACGAAATTCGGCAGACGATCGGTCGCAACAGGATAGGCCGACTTCACGACCGTCTCACCCGTCTTCGGGTTCGCCGCTATGAAGCCGATGTTCGACAGTTGTTCTCGGGCGTTCACCAGCGCCTGAATATGCGGATAGCGATTGCTGGTCGTCGGCTGTGACTTGTTCGCGTGGAAGACGCTGACCAGCATGTCCGCGACCTCGCCGGGCGCCATCCCGTCGCGCAGCACGCGCTGATCGTAGAGCTTGCGCACCACGTTCGACGGAATAACCAGCCTGCGATCCTGCAGGACATCCTGCCCGAGGCGGCTGCGGATTTCGTTGATGCGGTCCAGCTTCTCGTTCGACAGCCGGCCGAAATCGACATTGCCGAACTCGCCGCGGTCGAGCGCTTCACTCAGCCGCTGATGTTCAGCCGAGCGTATCGTCGGGCCATCCTGCTTCGCGAACAGTGTCAATTGGGCTTGCGGCTCTGCGCGCGCTGGCGCGGCAGCCTCCGCCATCATCCGTTCGGCACCATCGTTCCGCAGCGGAGCCAACTCAGCAGCCATTACAACCGGGTCAATTTCTGGCGCTGGCGGGCGCACAGAAGCATCTGGGGCGATTTCGGTATCAGACAGCCTAGGAGCGTCCGACGCGCTCAGTGACTCTCCTACGGGCTCCTGTTGCCTATTCTCTATTGGCCGAAATTCGTCGACCGGGTCGGGCTCAATCGGCCTGCCCTCAGGATCACGCACCGCCTCTGCCGGTTCGCTGGCCTTTGCGCTGCCGCCGGTGCCGACATGACCCTCCAATTTCTGCAGCCGGTTCTCCCAACCGTTGGCATATTTGCCGTATTTCTCAGGGTTGGACGCAACCAGACGCGCATATTCGTCGCGGCGCAGCTGCAGCAACTTTCCGGCGTCCCCGTCTGCCTCCGCGACCATACGCTTGGCGCGGCCGACGCCGTGGTTGACGGCCGTGTCGAACGCGACCGCCCTGAATGCCGGATCAACGTCATCGGCCAGGGCCAGCGGTGTTTCGTAGCGGTCGCGATAAATCTGGCGAGCCTGCGCCTCGGTTAGGTTCTCGACGTCGACGTCAGGGTTGGCGTCCTTGGAGATGCCGAAGCGGGTGACGCCGCCGCTATCGACGACGCGTTTTCCGCCGCCTTCCAGATCATTGATGACGAAGTCTGTCAGGTCCCCGGCTGGACGGTCTTCTCCATCACTTGGCGATCCGGGCCTGTTACTTGGTGATTGTGGCACCTCAGGGGTGTCTTCCTGTGGAAGCGAGTAATCCACGGGGTCCTTGCCGATGTCGATCGGCTCGTTGCGCCGTGCCGCTACCCGGTCGCTGATAAGTTGCGCTCGGGTGGCCGGGTCCATGTCGGAGGTTGCGATTTCGCCAATGACGGGGTCTTGCTCGCCGCTGCGGATCGCTTCGTCGATAACCGCTACATCGGTCCGCTCCTCCGGCGGACGCTGGTCGGCAAGAAGCTTCTGCGGCTCTGGCCCGGCAATCTGCAGGAGTTCGCCTTCCGACATCGGGCGGCCTTGCGGATCGAGCGAACCGTCGAGCGAGCCAGAAAGCAATTCCTCGTCGGGAATATTGTCGACGTTGACACCGCGTCCGCGCCAGTGGTTGCGAAGCGCTTTCGCGCCTTCCACGACGCCGGGCAGCGCACCACCGGCAGCTGTGGACACGGCAACTTCGAACGGGTCGACGTGGTCTCGCACGCCTTCGTTAATCTCGAGACCCTGTTGCCCGAGATCAGCGCCGCCGCTCACCGCCGCCTGTCCGAGCATCTTACCGACTATGGTTCGGCCCGGCGCGATGGCAGACGTCGGATCGGAGATCGCGCCGCCGGCGATGTTGCCCGCGAACCCTGCTCCGGTCCGCACGAGGTTATTCATCAGGCTGTCGCCGGGGATCCAGTTCGGGTCCTGCGCATGTTGCGCGTTGCTCTGCTCGCGCCAGTCGCGTTCGCCCTGGGTGATGCGCTGCTGCCGCAGGTCCTGCTGCTGGTCGGCCGGGAGCGCGCGATTGCCATAATCCTCTGTGCTCGGGACGACGCCCGCTGCCTGCCGAGCGATCCATGCCGCCGGCGAATAGTGCTCGACCGTATCGGTGAAGCCTTCGACCGCCCGGTCCCACAGCGACTTCTTTGCCGGGGCCGAGATCGACTGGCCATGCGAGATGTCTACAACGCGGCGCGCGTCCGGCGGCGTCGCTCCATCGTCAAAGCGATCGAAAAAGTTCGCATCTTGCCCCGGTGGCGCGGCGGCCGGAACAGGCTCCACGACTGCCCGCGGTTTCGGCGGATCGTACTTGTCGAAATAGTTCGATCGGATTGGCTCTGGTTTAGGAAGGGAATAGTCGACCGGATCGGGACCCACGACAACAGGGGCGCGGGCGGGCGCACCGTCTGCATCGAAACGGTCGAAATAATTCTCCATCACCGCTGGCCGAGATACTCAGCCGACGCACCTGGTCCGTACTTGCGGTCGAATTCCACCTGCAGGCGCGGGTTGCCCTTGAGCGCGTCGATCGCGGACTGAGGCGGCAACGGGAAGTCGCCTTCCTCCTCGACCTTCGGCTGCGCATCGTAGCTGCCGGTGAACCAGCCGGGCTTGTCGGTTCCCTCGGGGATCGCATCGAATACGCGCTTACGTCGAACATAGCCCGGCCGCCCATATTGGGCTTCACGCTGGGCTTGCCGATCGGCGCGTTCTGCGGCGCTGTCGTAGCGTCGGAAATCCAGATCGTCATAGCGGTAGGTGCGGTCGGCATCATCGTTCGCATCACCGACGTCGATCCCATAGCGTCGCGTGCTGTTATCGCGGACGTTCTGGCGATCACCGCTGATAATGCGGTTTTGCTCCAGCCGGCGACTTCCGCGATGATGCTCGGTCGTTTCTGCGAGCTGCCCGCGATTGATGTTGTAGTTGTCGTCGATGCCTTGCCGACTGTCGTCAGCGCGCTGCTGCTCGATGCCGACGCGGGTTTCGTCGAGCTGGTGGCCCAGCTCCCATTGCCGTTTCTTCTCATCGTAGTCGCGCTTGTCGTCCATGTAGCCCGCTGCGGCCTTAGCGCCCGCGCCAAGACCGCCATCGATCGTCGCTGCCCCCGAACGAAACAGGGCCGCGCGCGTGGTCGGGTCCTTCAACGCATCGCCGATCCCGCTGAACAGGCCGCGCTTCTTGGCCGCAGCGTTCGAGCTAAGCGCATCATCTACGCCGCCTGTCGCGTCGATCGGTGCCTCGCTGTTGCCTTTCTTCATGAAGTCGAATGGTTCAGGTTGACGCGGTATTCGCTCATCCATCGGATAACGCGGCGCGTCGCCACCTTCACCGCCACCGGCAGCCACCAACGCGAGAGGGCTTGGCTTTTTCTTCTTGCCCAAGATGTCGCTGAGGCCGGAGAGAAAATCGAAAGCCATCTATGCCCTCCCAAGTTTCGAGTAATCGACGGTTGCAAACCCAGCGATGCGCGGGCCGAGCGCGGCCGGTGCAAGGCGCGCGACTTCGTCGGCCATTACGCCGGTGCGCTGCGTGCCGGCAGCGTCCCACAGATAGCGGTACAGATAGACGCCGAGGCCGTTTGCCATCCGGCCTATGATTGCGATATCGCGCTTCAGGCGGCGGTCGGAGAACGCCGACGCGGCGATTTGCCCGACGCCAAGCATGGTATCGAGCATCGATCCCTTCTGCTTCGTCGTGCCGGTCATTGTGCCGGTGCCAGTGATGGTCTTGTCTGTCGGCAGCGCTCCGAGCACCTGGGCCTTCTTCGTGGCGTCGTCGAGCGGCGCCCCCTGAAGTCGCAGGAATTCCTGATATGCCGCGTCCTTCGCAGCCTGATCCGTGAGCTGTGCCGCCGTTCCGGTTTTCATCAGGTTGCCGATTTCAGTCGCGTTGGCGTTGGTCGCCGCCGTGCCGATGTCCGCTTGCTGCCCGCCGGCCGCGAGCATTCGATCAAGCATGGATTGCTGGTTCGCGGCGTTGGCCGTGCTTGCCGCCTGCGCGCGTGCAGCGTTGGCGTCCGCAATCTGGTTTGACTGGCCAGCGTTATAGGTGGACGTCGAGGTCAGGCGGTCGGCATTGGACTCGCTGGCTGCGTTCTTCGCGGCCTGATCGGACAGCGCGAAGTCTGACGCTGCACCCATATTGGCAGCGCGTGCGGCGTTCTCGGCCGACATATTGCGGCCAAGCATTGTGTCCATCAATCCCGCGTTCGTGGTGCGCGCGGTAAGGTTCGCCCCCTGATTGCGGCCCTGCACGTCGAGATCGTAACTGCGATCCGTGTTAAAGCGGTTGGCGGCGTCGCTGTAGGCCGCGCTGTTCGAGTCCGCGAGATAGCGGGTCATGTTGTCGTTCTGACCGCGCATCTGCTCGCCTTCGAGCAATGCGTCGCGCGCACCGCCATAGGCTTTCATCGCCTGCGCCTGGTCTTTGAGACCGGCACGGTCGATGCCGTTCTGCCGGCGCATTTCGTTGATCGTCGCGCCCTGAACCTGCGTCTTGTAGGGGTCCATGTACTTGTCGGCAGCTGCGGTGTTGAAGTCGCCGCGACTTGCAATCTGATCGGCTGTGACCGTCGGCGCCGCCTGTTCCTGCTGAGCGGCGCGCATGGTCGGCGCGGCGCCCGCGAGCGCTGCCTCGCGGGTTGCGGCCTGGGCCTGAGCCGCCTTTGCCGCCGAAGCCTGAACTTGCTGCTGCGTCGCGCCAGCTGCCTGGTTAGTCAGGTCTCGCGCATTCTTCATCGCGTCGGCGGAACTGCCCGCCGTTGCCTGAGCCTGAGTGGTCGCCTGCTGCTGCGCCGCAGTCTGGGGCGCCGCTATTGTGCCGGTGTAAGCCGTCTGCTTGGGTGCCGCGACTGTCTCAGCCACGACCTGCTTCGACGCATCGGTCATGAACTGCGGGATTGTCGCGTTCGAGGTCGTCGCCGTTTTTTGATCCGTTTTGGTGGTTTTTTTCGAACTCATCGCCGCCCCCTACAAATCTTCGAAATAGATGTGCCGAACCTGCAGGTTGGGCATAGCTCGCCGCCATCCATTGCGACGACTGGCGAACGTCACGCGCTGGCACTTGCAACCCTCGCCGATGATCTTGAGCTGCGGCCAGAATTCAGCCGCCCGCGCTTCCGTCTCATTGTCAGCGATCCAGACGTGCAACTCGCTGAGATACGGCGTCACGTTGATTTCAAGCACCACAAAGCCGGCGTATTCCGGCGTCACCCAAAGGAACGCCGTCTGGTTCACAAGCTCGTGGTAGATATCGTCCGCGATCCATGGCTCCTCATTGTCGAGCCCGAGCTTCGCCACCCGATCGCGCACGGCGAGCCACGCGATGCGAAGCTCTGCAAGCCCCACGATGCGGAGTTCTGGGGCGCTCATGACAGCGTCGTCCCCAGATCGGTCGCAGTGAATGCGCCTGCGTTGCTTACGCCGATCGACCAGAAATGGCCGTTAGGCGAACGGAGGATCAGCTTCCGCCCGCTGTCGACAATGATGTCCTCCAGCTCGGAATTGCGTGCGCGGCGATCATTCTCAGCGCGCTTGATGTCGAGCCGTCGGACGTCCTTTTCGACGCTTTGGAAACGGTCGTCCATCATCGGCCGCCTCCCGGTTGGATATCAAGAAGCGGAAGGCCCAGCTCCCAACGGCCGGCGGTGCCTTGGATCTTGACCTGGGCCTGTCGTGCGCAGATCGCGAGGTCGACCTTTTCGTCATCGATCGTGAAAGCGTAGGGGCCGTGGATCGTGTCCGGTCCGCCCATGTAATCGCGGGTGATAAACGAGACTTCGCACGCCTCGCTCGATGCTTCGAGGTCGGGATAGAAAGCAGCAAGCTCCAGCATCTGCTGTCCGGTCGCGACCGTGAGCGGATGCGAAAGGACGTAACCGCCGATTGGTTCGCCGTCGGCAAGATGGCCGGACTCGTGCTCGAAGATCACCCCGTCTGCGTCGATCGCCAGAGGGAGGTCAAAGATGCCCTGGTCAAGCCAGACGAGGCGCGAAAGGGTCGCCTTGTACCAGATCGCCTTGTTGTAGTTGTAGATGACCGCGCGATCGATTTCGCTCGACGCGGCGCTACAATAGAAGAACCAGACTTCGCTGAACGCCTTGTTCGTGCGCGCCTGCACCTTGACCCGCTGATCGAGGTTGAGATCGCGGAACACATCGTCGTAAAGGTCGCACGGCAGCTCGCGAACCAGCCCGTCAAAGCCGAAGAACCCGTGCGGGCTCATCCAGATTGCGGTCTCTCCGAATTCGTTCGTAATGACGACGGCCGCGTGCGGACCCATGACGCCGCACTCGGACCCGATCCGCTCGCGCGAATAGACGAGACTGTTGCCCAGCGGGGAGAAACCGAACAATTCCGTGCGGGTGAAGCCGAGCATCAGCCCTCGGCAGCGCTTGCCGCACTGGAAGGGGGTCGTGTTCTGCATCTGGTAGAAGCCCGCCCGGTTGGAAACCGTCGGCGTCCAATCTGTCCGGTCGTCGCGATCTGCCCACATCACCATTGAGGGATCGCCGTCGCAGCTGAACGCGAAGACGTGCCTTTCGTCTGAAACGGCTATGGCGTTGGCAAGCGGCGCGTTGGCCAGAGACTGAAGTACGAGGTCGGCGCCAAGCTCATAGTCGAAGATTTCGCCGGTGTAGGAGTAACAAGCGATCGGCACGTCACCCCAGATGTCGAACGTCCAGAAAGTCGCCTCCATTGTGACGCCGGCGATTGTGCGTTCGGTGCCATAGGCTTCTTCGCCATAGGGTCCTGAGCCGTAGCCGGCACCGAGCACTGTGTCTTCGCGGCCAGGTAGCAGGCCAATCGGAGTCGAGTCAGTGACGAGGCTTCCATCGAACAGGTAGACATTGCTGTGCGTACCGATCAGCGCGTAGCGGCCGAATTGATTGTTGGGCCGCCATGCCATCATGTCGCGTGCCCGGCCCACAACTGTGTCGCCAATCGTGGGTGCCTGCCGCCACCCGCCCATCTGACTCGGCACGTCATCGGGGAAGCGCATGAAATCCCCGGCAACCCATCGGTTTTTCGACGCGCGGCGGGATCGGTTGCCATAGAGGCCCGATTGGAAAACCAGCTCGGACTGAATGAAGGTCAAGAAGTGACCCCCTTCAGCACGAGGAACCCAAGGATTAGCGCCTCGGCGAGTGGGCCGGCGCTAACATTCTTGACGTGGATCGAGCATTCGTCAACAATATAAGCGCTTGTTTTTATTTCATAGTTTTGACCTTGCCCGCCACTCACAAGCCATACGTGGCAATAATCCGTGGCCTTAATGTTCGTGTTGAAGAACCGGAAGGACGCGGACCCACCGGCGGCGAGCGACTGGTTGTTCAACGTGATCTGGCCCGACATCTTGGCGAGGTTGACGTTCGTGACCTTGTTCGTAGGCTGCGTGATGCTACCACCCGCGCCAGTCGCATAACCGATCCCACCGACGGGATCGGTGGATTTGACTGTCGACGAGAATGTCTGCGCACCCGACCAGGTGTTGACGCCATCGAGAAGCGCAACAGTGTTACCAGACGTGCCGGTGTTTTTGAGCGCCGCTGTTCCGAGTCCGAGGGTGGCCCGAGCCGCAGCCACGCTTACCGCGGCGACAAGATCTATCCCCGTCGCGCCGACGCCGCCGGTGAATTGGTCGATCCAATCCTGATGATCCTGCAACTCGCCGTCGACGATATCCCAATTGGCATTCGTCTTCAGGCCCCAGGTGTCGTTGGAACCGCCGTCCTCAGGTTTGGTGAGGCTGTAATTGGTCGTCAGCGTATCGGGCATGGCTCACCTTCCCCGGCCAGCGAGCCGGTCCCAACTGTCGGAGGTCGTGTCGATTTCTTCCCATTCGACTTCGCTTGGCGGATCGATGTCCGACCAGCCGAAAAGGACTGAAACTTCGCTGGAGGCCAGCGGCGCGGCACACAGGGGAAGGAGCCCAAGCATCAGGATGCCACCCCTTTCAGGACGATGAAGCCAATCACGACGGCTTCGCCAAGCGCGCCGCCAGTAATGTTCCGAAGGTTGACGCCGAATTCGCCGCCGCCATTCCCGTTCGCCCAGACTTGATAGGCTGAAGGACTAGCCGCGCCGGATACGATCCATACGTGGACGATGTCAGTAGCGGCGACAGCTGCATTAAACGCGCGGAAGGCGACTGTGGTGTTTGAGGCCACTGATGCGTTGTGCAGCGTGATCTGGCCACAATTCCATGGGACGTTGACGTTCGTCACTTTGCTAGTCGCTTGTGTCACTGCGCCGCCAGCGCCAGTGTCATAGCCAATGCCTGCGCTGGCGCTGTTCGATTTGATCGCGCCAGTCGCTGCGATCGTCGCGGCACCGAGCGTCCCGGTGAAGGTCGGGCTTGCCGTCGGCTGCACGCTCAGAGTGGTGCGCTGTGCCGCGGCATCCGCATCGTCGAGCAACGCCCGGCCAGCAGCGGTCAGGTCGGCAAGCGCCCAGGCGCCGGCGCCGGTCGAATAGGGCATCTTATTCGCGGCGCTGGTGAGGGCAGCAATGGCGGTGAGGTCGGCGTCCAGCGGCTGATAGCGGCCGTCGCCGTCCGCGCGCGTGAGGATGTTCGTGCCGGCGGCAACGCCAAAGACGAGGCCAAGCGTTGCCTGCGCGGCTGCTGCATCCGCATCATTGATCAGCGACAAGCCGAATGCAGATGGGACGGTGTTTCGCAGACGGTCCGCATCTAGGCCCGAGCCACTGCCATCCACAGTGAGCAGCTTTGCGAGAATGCTTGCAGAGGTGTACGCTGAGACGTCGAGCTTCAACGAAAGGTCGGTCGCAAAATCAAGGTCGCTCGCGAGCGGCGAGATAAAAACGACCGACGTCCCGCTGAGATTTACCGCAGCGCCGCCGTTCGAACTGTCCACGGGCGAGCGGCTTAGCGTTGGCCCGGCCGCCGTGTACGTGCCCGTGCCGCACTCGAAATCGAGTCCGTTCTCGATAGTGTAGGAGACTGTCGCGCCATCGGTGATGCCGCCGGCATCGAACGACTGAAACCCTTCTGCTGCGTCGCCGAGGGTGATCGTGCCGACGCCAGTGGTGGAGGTCGCGACCTTGACGCGGTTCGCGAGCATCAGCGATATTCCGTCGGGATCACGTAGCCCCGAGCCATCACGTCGTAACCGTCGTCGGGTACGATCAATCCGCCATAGAGGTCGCCACGCGCTTCGTCATCGACAGTTTCAAGCCGTTCACGGCCCCGCTCGAACGCCGCTCGCTGGCGTGCGAATTCAGCGTCGTTGCGCAGGTAGGACTGCGCCACTTCAGCGCACGCGCCCTTGAGGACAATGTGTTGATATGCCTGCAGCGTGACATTGTCGTCGCCATCTGAGACCGCCGCAGCAAGGTCCTCTGTCGTGCGAGCGGTATAGACCAGCTCGAACTTCGATCCCTCAGGGGCCAGCGTGTCGAAAAAGACTTCGTTGCCGCTCAGCGCATATGCGGACGGCGCGCCCGCGGTCGTGGCGTCGGCAAGCGTGCGGATGCGCGGGACTGGCAGCAGTGAAAGCGGGCTGTCCAGTCGGCCCGATATGTCGATATACGTCAGCGACTGGATTGTGCTGAGGTCCGACGGGACTTGGATCCGATCCTTGTCCTCGGTCAGTTCAACCGTCCGGCTGATGTTCTCCAGCCAGAGCCAGCGACGCGCCGACTCCAGTTCAAGAATGGAAGCGTGGAGCGCGCGATCGCAGACGTCATCCGGCACGCCGGCGGTCCCTGTCCGCCAGAGATCGCCCCGAATTTTCGCCCTGGCCTGGTCCCAGGTGATCGCCACGCCCCAGCCCCCTTTGCGCGATTACAGGCGCGTGAGAACCAGATCGACGGTCAGGACGGTCGCCGCCGTAGGGTTGCCGCCACCGATCAAGATTTCGATCACGTCCGTCGCGGCAAGGTTTTGCGGGCCGACCGACATTCGCTCGTAATCCGCACCAGCGGCCGTGGTGGCACCAGTGAGGTCTGTACGAGAGTCGGCATTGAGCGCATTTTTCTGCAGCTTGGCGGTTGCAGCGGCGCCGATTGTGGCGGGCTGACCAAGATGGCAGTCGACGAGGCGCAGGCCCACGGGAACAGTGAACACCTGAATGCTGTCGCCATTTGCGGTTCCAGCCGGGATTGCGATCGACTTCGTGACGGTGAAATTGCCGACATCGACAACCTTACCAAGGTTGGCAGCGGCCAGGACTGAAGTGATTTTAGCCATTTCTCAAAACTCCACCCCACCATGGGGTCCTTTGCGAGTTGACGGGTCGGACCCGCGAGCGAGGGAGGCCGAAGCCCCCCTCAACCCGATCAGTGCGCCGCTGCTGCGGTATCGAGAGCGAAGACGCCGAAGTCGGACTGGCTGTCGAAGCGGGTCTTCGCGAGGCCCCAGATCAGGGTCGCGGAAACGCCGTATCGCTTGCCGTAGTCGAAGGTCCGCTCGACGAGCTTCATGCGCCCGTTCTCGTCCGTGTCCTTTCCGTGGGCGACGACCGCGGCCTGGGCACCGAGCGCAAGTGCGCGGGCTCCCGAAACGTTGCCGCCGGCACCGGCGTTGGAGAAGGTCGGGATGCGGGTGCTTTCGATCAGGATCATGTCCCGATACATGCCGAGCGCTTCCGACCAGATCGGGCTATCCGACACTTTGCCGCCGTTCATCGCGGCCTTCTGGATATCGAGCCACTGACCCGTGTTCGTGTTCGAACGCAGATCGTTGACCTGATATGGATGGAGGATAACTACCCATGCCTGTTTGCCGTCGAACGACGCCTTGCGGATGGTCGGCGAAGCCAGCTTCAGCTTCTCGGCCAGCTTGTCCAGAGCGGTGAAGCTCATCGTGTCGCCGGCCGTGATGTTGTTGAAGGCAGTGGCCGTGCCGCCGTAAATCGTGCGGTCTGTCGACGGAGTGTTCAGAGCATTGCCGCCGAGCACGCCATTCGGATGATATTTCGAAACCGTGGAACTCGAACCCCGGCCATAGCCGGTCAGATATTCGAAGAACGTGGTGTCGAGATATTCCTCAAGCCACTCCTGCAGCGCGTCCTTCGCTTCCTGTCGAACATCGAACATGGTTCGCTGTGCCGAAAGGTTGAGGTCGACCTTGATGGCATGGCGCTTTTCGCCAAGGCTCAGGTCGAAATAGCGGAAGTCGAGACCTTCCTCGTTACCTTCGAGGGTCTCGTCTTCCTGGACGCCGATGCCGGTCGGCAGGGCGCGAAGGCCGAAGCGAACGCGGTCGCCCTCGCCCTTCAGTTCGTCTTTGACCTGCACGATCGAGCGGTCGCTCTTGCCGGTCAGCTTGCCATAGGTGGTCGCCTTGACGGCGTCCGAGAATGCCTTGCGCGCCCAAAGCTTGACAGCAAGATTGGACGACGCAGTGAATGCGGTTGTTGACATAGAAGTAGGCCCCCGAGCCCCGAATGAGTTGCAAGTGGATGCTGTCGTCCGGTGAGGCTGGACGAGCCGCTGCGCGTTCCGCCGAGGCGGGAGTGCGCGATCCTCTTGCACCCATGAGGCTGGGCGCCTGCCGCTACCCCTAAGGCTGGGGCGTGGCCGCTGCCGGTTACGCCGGCGAGGCGGGAGGGTTAATCGTCGTGATGCGCGTGGACGCGCATGTAGAGATCGTCCTCCTCAGAGACTTGGGAAGCTTCATCACGCCGCTTGGCGGTGAGATATGTTTGAAGCGCCCCCGCGTCCTCGTGAGCGATTGTTACCACGAAAACATGGTCCGCGCCAATATCCTGTGCAGCAGCAATATTTTCGAAGCCGCCGAACATATGGAAGGCGCCTGCATCGTCGGGATCGACAGTGAAGAAAACGGGAGCACAGCGCCCATCGGTAGCCCTCATCTGCGCTTGCATCTCAGGCGTCGACTTGCCGCGAAGCGCATCGACGCGGGCCTTGAACCCGTCGTCCAAGTGAGAAAGCACGACATCGATCGGTAGTTTCGCGAGTTCGCCCAAGACGGCTCCTAGCGCTACTTTTTCGATATCGACAGAAGGTTGCCCGCTTGTGACGGACTGGTCCGCTGCGACCGGCGCGGCTTTCGCTTTGCGGGGTTTGGCGGACTTCTTAGGGCTCGGCTTCGGTTCTGTGCTCCCTTTCTGCCGGGTACGCCCACTGGCACCCCGACGGACCTTTTTCTCCGCATCGGCGACTTTCGCTTGCGTGTCTGCCATTTGACGTTCCTTTCTCGATTACCTCACGCGGCTTGCCGCAGAATGGCGTCCAGTTCAGCCGGCGGGATTTTCGACAGTTCTTCGTCGCTCATGTTGAGGAAATTCTGGAGTTGCTCCTCGATCGATGATGCGCCGCCAGACGCACGGGCTGGCGCCGAACTGAGCGTCTGGAGCGCTTCCCCGCCCTTGAGGCGCGGGTCCTGCGGCTCCTCGCGAACGGCGCCGATCGGCTTGAGGAAGTTGCCGCGCAAGTCGATGATGCCTGCCTGCAGGAGCTTGCCGGTGATGCTGGCGAGATAGAGCGTCGCGATCGAGCGCCCGTCAGACAGGTCGTTCAACTCCTCGTCGGTAAAGTTCATCTCGCGGCCGAAATTGTAGATCGCGGGCTTCCGCTCCGAATAATCGGGTATGGCAGCCGCAGCCATTGCTTCGGCTGCGTCGACGCGGGCGTTATGCGCCGCTACGTCGGCAAGCTCCTCCTCCTCGGAAAGCCTGCGCTCGACCAGCTCCTTGGTCAGCGCGTCGGGGTCGTCCTTCAGCCGTTGATCGAGAGTTTTCCGTCGTTCCTCGGCCGTGGCGCGCGCGCGATCGGCGGCCTCCTGGGCACGCTTTGCGACTTCGGCCAATCGCTCGTGATTCTGTCGGCCCTCAAAGGATGCCTTGTTGGCGCGCTTCGTCTGCTGGTACGCCAGGCGGGCGAGTTCCTCGGGCGTCTTGCCCTCATGCTGCTTCTGCCACGCAGCGAAATCGTCATCATCAGTCGGAGCGGCGGCGGCCGGTTCCTTCGCCTCGACAGGTGGCGCCACGGCCTTCTTGCCATCTTCGCCTGCGGGCGCGGCTTCTTCTGCCAGCGGCGCAGGCGGTGTCTCAGCATCGGTCGGCGGGGCCTCCTCCCCCTTCCCGCTGTTGCGGATAATTTCTTCTTCCTCAGGAGTGAATTCTTCGTCGTATGCGCCGTCGATCATCGGTCTTTCCTTCAGGCTTCAGTGGCCGCTGGCGGTGCGGCGAGAGGTGGTCCGCCGGGCATCCCCGGCTGCGGGACAGGCATCCCCGGCTGCCAATTGGCCGGCGGCATCTGCCCGTTGATGGTGAGCGTCCAAGCCAGCATCCGCTTCATCGCGTCGCGGATGTGCGGCGCCATCGGCAGCAGGTCGATGAACTCGGGCGGGATCGGCATACCGGCCTTCAGCATCTGCGGCAGGGTCGTCTGCATGAGGTTCAACGTCGCGATGCGATCATTGATCGTGCTGTTCGTTTCCTCGACCGTCACGTCATAGCGGCCAAGCTGCATCTGCTCGGTGAACTGGACATAGGTCGGACCGTCATCGCCGAGCACACGGATGCGCCGGCCAGGCGACATGAAGGCTTGCACATAGGCAAGCAGCACCATGCCGACTTCCTTCTTCGATTGACGGTAATTATCGAACAGCGGAGCGTTTACGGTCTTGGCCGCGTTTCGGCGCTGCTCCAACACAACGCCAGGGTCGGCACCCTGTTTCTGGCCCATCATCTCGACATTTACGCCGGAGATATCGCGCATCGTCTGGGGACGGGTGAACGCCATGTCGACGAGGTGCCGCGGGATCGGCGGGGTCTGGACCTGCTCAGGCTTGCCGCGAGCGGAATTATATTCGTTGATCGAGCCGGGTTGCGCGATCTTCTCCTGCCACTCCTGCTTGTTGTGGAAGCTGCCTTTCGGCCCCATCCACGACGATTTCGGCATCAGCTGGGTAAGCTGAACGATAGTGCTTTGCTCGACATTGTGCTGCCGTTGCACATCGATCAGCAGACGGATGAGCCCGTACCATTCGCCCTTGACCTTGTCGTAGAGCGCGCGCGCCGGGACGTAGGGAAAGCGCTTCAGATCCACGAGCGGGGAAGCGCGCTTGTCGAGCAAAACCTTGTAAGCCGAAAACGCCTGATAGAAGCGCTTGATCGGACGCTGTTTGGCGTCGAGTTGAGCCGGCATGGTCGGCATCACCGCCGGTGCGATTACGGCCTGCGTTACTGGATCAATCTGCGCCGGCTGGACCGGCTGCAAGGTGCCCGTCATCACGGCACCCAGGAACTCGCTCTGCGCCCGCTCGCGCTCCATCTTCATCGCCTCGAATTCCTCGGGCGACTTTTCTTCCAGCAGGCCGGTTTCCTCGTTGACCACAGCCCAGCCAGGCTCGATCTGGAACCAGTGTGTTTCAAGCACGCGCCAAAGCTTCTTCTTGGCGTCGTAGAGTTTCGGCGATTTGACGTCGTTCGGCGTCGAGTAGATGTCGCGATAGCCCTTGCCGTCGGTCTCGTTCACGTAGCCATCGGCTGAAGCCTGGTGGACCATGTCCTTCTTCTTGCCGGGCCAGCGTGCCTCGATCTCCTCCTCGGTCATGTCCCGCGTGCGATGGATGTAGCGGCTGTCTCGCGCGACCGGATCCTTGCCAAGCGGATCGTCGTACATCTCGTCGTCATCGACGAAGCACAGCTTGATCTTGCCTTCCGGGTCATCGAAATAGTCGACGTCCGGCACGACCCAGCCCTCGCCACAAACGATTTCCGATCGGAACATTTGAGACAGCGAGAACTCCCCTCCACACTGGTCCATGATCCATTTGAAAATGCGGTTGAGCCCATAGGCGGCGCCGTCGTCTTCCTTGCCCTCGCCGTAGATTTTCAGCTCTTGCCGGTTGGTGCGCTCCTCACCTTCGACCGCGGCAATAATCGTCTGCAGCATATTGAGCGTGAGGGCTGGCCGGCGCTGCTTCTTGGCGTCGGCGAGGTCCTTCTTTTCCCACTGATCGCCGGCCAGCTGCTGCCAGTCGATCGTGCGCTTTTTCGCGGTCTCGCTCTTGTTGGCGGAAGCCTCTTTGAACCAGTCCATGATGCACTTGAGCAAGTCCTCGTCGGTCCGCTGATACGGACCGATGGGCTGCTCCGCATCGTTGGTTGTCTTGTCGCTCGGGATTTCGCCCTCTGCCGGCGGTACGAGTTCATCCGACATCTACGCCCCCATCCAAGAGCCGGCCATTTCGCCGCCTTGCTGCTGATATTGCGCCTCGCGCCATGCATCCCGGCGCTCAGGCAAAAGATCGAAGGGGATGGCGAAGGTAAGCGCGAGCGCGTCGCCGACGTCCGGCGATTTGACGCCGCGGCGCCGCATCTCGTCCTTGGTTTCCAGCCGGAGCTTACCGTTGGCCGATGGCTTGCGCTTCAAGACGACAAGGTCCTCCATCAGCTCGGGCACGTTGGGCAGCTCCACTTGCCCTTCCAGCCATTCCTTCAGGATGCCGTACATTTCGCAGCGCAGGTTCGTGTAGAGTTCGGGCTCGTTCGCAGCGACGCCGGTGTTTATGCCCCAGGTCTGATCGGCGAACCCCATGTCTTCGAGCGTCTCGACCACGCCGACGCCCATCCCGAGTTCCTCGATCACGCACTGCGCAACGAGGTCTTCTTCCTCGCGATAAAAGCGAATTTCCTCCGCGATCCGCCGCGCGAAGTCGGTTGTGCGTTCGCCCTTCAGTATCTCGACCTTCGGTAGAACCTTGCGCCCGCGGCGCGCTACAATGACCGACCGATCGCCGCGGCCGACGTCGATGCCGAGGATCAGCGGCCAGCGATCGAACAGCTTGACGTCCCGCTCCATCGCCTGCGTGACGAACTCGCGAGGAATGAATTGCTCCGCATCGAAGCGCGGCGGCAGGCCAAGCACGCGGATGCGGTACTCATCCGAATCCTCGCCCAGGTCAGCGCGCATCTCCTCGATCCACGCCTTATCGACGAATGGGCTTTCGTGGCTCCCGACAATGAAGCTATTCCACATCCCGCGCAGCAGGTCGCCGGGCTTGCGGGCCTTCTTCGCTCCGTGGCAGGCGTCGTAGAAATATCCTTCGTTGCGGGTCGGGTTGCCCTCAATCAGCCAGCGCGCGCCGGGCGTCGACATGGCGCCATTGAAGACGTTGAAGATGCCGCGGAAGATCGCGGAGGATTCGTCGAACACGCCGAGGACATGCGTTTCGTGGGTGCCGGCGAAGGCTTCGGTGTTGTTCTCGGACCACGCCAGCGCGACGGCCTGGGCGGTCGGATCGTTGAACATGGTGAAGGTCGACGCTTTCCAGTCGAACCAGTCCTTGTTCTTCGCCTTGGCGTTGACCTTGGACAGTTCGCGCCAGAGCTTCTTTTGAAGTTGGTCCTCGGTGTTGGCCGTGGCGACAATGGCGGGATGCGGCCGCGTTGCCAGGAACCAGTGGATCGCCGACGCGGCAAAGGCGGTCTTGCCGATGCCGTGACCGGACGAGACTGCTGTTCGCTTGTTCTGCATCAGCGACAAGCCCACGCGGTCCTGCCACTCGGCACCCTCCATCCCGAGGATGTCACGACGATAGCCGTTGAAATCGTCGGCATAGGTCTCGACAATGAACTTGACGAATTCGGGCGACTGGCTTGGCGACGTCATAACGCCCACCCCCACAGCCAATCGCCCATCCTCGCGTACTCCGCCCCCGGAAAGTGGCCCAATTACCACGGGTTCAAAAGTTCGGATAGTCCGAATTATGTGGCACACTGATCCGGGCAGATGAAAATTCAGCGCGACAGCTTTCCCACAGCTCGATAAGTTCGGGAAATGACCGAACAAAGCAGGGTCTTTCGCGACGGCGAAGGCGACAATTGGTTCACGCGCAACGCCGCCGTGCTTACCGAAGAACGCAGGGACGCCGTGCTCGAAATGTTCGATCGACTGCGACCGACCGGCGCGGTCTGCGAGCTTGGATGCTCCAACGGCTGGCGGCTCGCGGCCATTCAGCGCATCTATCCAGACGTCACGGAGCTTGTCGGCTGCGATGTCAGCAGCGAAGCTATCGCCGATGGCCGGAGCAAATGGCCGGGCCTAGCTCTCTCCGTCAGTCCGATTGAAGACCCCGGCATTCCGGGCCAGTTCGACGTCGTGATCGTCAGCTACGTTCTTTGCTGGGTCGGGCGGGAGCAACTACCTCTCGCGCTTGAGGAGATCGACGCGCTTGTTCGGCCCGGCGGCATCCTGATCCTGTCCGACTTCCTGCCGGTCCGACCGAGTGCCAGGCGATATCATCACAGGGACGACGTCGAATTATACACGTTCAAGCAGGATTATGCGGCCCCGTTTCTCGCTGGCAGGAAGTATCAGCTGATCGAGAACACGATCTTTTCCCATGACGGCGAGCCGCTTACTTCCGACAATCGCGCACACTGCAGCGCGCTTCGAAAGACTTCAGAACCCGCGACGTAACCCGCGGCCTATTCCTCGATCGGCCAATCTACGGTCGTCGAAAGAACCCCATCGGCGCGGGCTTCCTCGCCGCCCTCCGGTTCGGGGAAGGGTTCGCCGTTCCAGATGAAGCCCAGCGGCCCGAGGTAGCCAACCACGCGCTGACCATGAACGTCCACGCGATCGCGCGGATACCATTGCGTCGATTCCGTATCGGGGTTGTTGAGATCGCAGAAATCGCAATAGCCATCGGCGGAAGTCTCCTTGCCGACGGGGAAAAGAACGACAAGCGACATCAGGCTATACCTCCGATTGGTTTGAGGAATGCGAGCAGGAGAGCGCGTTGGGCGCTATCCAGCGGAGCAGTCACGATAATCTTGTTTATTGAACCGCCAAACGGGTTGGTTCCGCCTGTCACACAGCCCATAGCTATCGCCGAGTTCAGGCTGTTCGGCACGACCGCACCAGAAATCGGAGCAGCCCCATCTATCGCTATGTTGGTGTTTACCGCGTCTGTTACCATCTGCATCACGTGGTAGCCAGAGAGGTCGCCGACCGTGTCAGAGATTTGGGTTGTCCCGCCCCCGGTCCCCGTACTCGCCTGGGCTCGATTGACTGCCGAGACGACCACGCGTCGAATGACCCGACGATTGTTCGCACCAGTCGTCCCGTACAGAAACACCGTGCCTGTCGTAGTTACGGCGGGCAGCACGGTTTGATTTACCAGTACCCATATCTCCGAAGGATTGGATCCGGTCGGCAACAAATTTGCCGCTAGGGCGGTGTTAAGCAAAAGATCGTCGGTTCCATCGAAAGTAATTCCCGGCCGACCATTGAAGCTGGTCGCGGAATATACAGGCTTGAAGCCAGATGTGCTTTGGGACGCGGACAGCGCGCCTACGCTGTCCGTCCACGAATTAACGAGACTGCCGGATAAATCTATTTTGTCGAGGCGCTCAGCGTCCCAATAAGCGAGGAGCAAGGAGCCAAGGTCACTAGGCGTCCAGCCGCGAGCGCGCCCCGGTAGCTCGGCTATTGTGATGCCGGGGGATATCATGCCCATTGGATACTAGGTCTGAGCAAAGCCGAACTGAAACTGGAGTGCATCGGCGGCCCCATAAGTCGGCGTGCCTGGCACGAATGCCGCGACGTAGAGATGTCGGCCGCCCACCGTCTTCATGAGCTTACCGATGCCGCCTAGGTTCACGATCGATGCACCCCCAATGTCGAGATAATCCGCGACGGCTATGGTGTGCCGGCCAACAATAGTGAGCGCGTTGGCATCGCTGATGCTCGGCGCGGCGTCCAACGTTCCAAGCGACGTGAGTGCATTGAAGAAGACCAGCTCCAGCTGGGCTTTTTGATCGGCCTTGTCGATGAGCGATATCGTGTCGAGCCGCACCGTCCCTCCGCTCAGGCGCGCCGCGTTCGTGATAACAATCGTGTCGAAGGCCACATCCCCGGCATCGAGCGAGCTTACCTCGCAAACTGGCGTTACCGTAATCACATCGGCAGGCGAGCCGGTTTGTCCGATGACGCCTCCGAGCGACCCGTCCTCTGCGACTATGACGACGGCCTCGGCCTGTACGATCACGCCTTCTGCCGTCGGAACTAGGACCTTACCCGGCCCGCCGCTCTTGTTGTTGCCGTTGACTACATTGCTGGCCATGCTGAGCCCCCGCTCCTTGGAGCCCCTCGATTACCATCGAAGCGCAATTTTCTGAAGCAGAATATTTCGGATCATCCGAACCGAAGAATGTGCAGGCGGCGCCGCCTATCCGCTTGTCGTGCCGCATGATATCGAGCACGCGGATGTTCCAGCCGAATTCGGGCCAAGCCTCGTCTCTCCACGCCAAGCTCCAGCCCTCGCGGCGCGCCAAATTCTCCAGCTGTGCAAGAGCTGTCATCGCTCGATCATCTGCGCGACGGTCGTCTCGGGATGCGCGTCGGCATAGGATCTGGCGACAAAGCGGCCATCCCCTGCGGACCTGAACACACGCTGCCTCACGACTGGCTGAGGTGTCGGGACCCTTTCCGCGCCACCCCCCGGCTGCCCCGAGCGGATCACGTCAATCGCTTCGAGCGAAGTCTCAGCGGCGCGATGCTGCACGTACCAGCCGCCAGCGCGCACCCAGGCTGACGCGACCAGCGGATCGTTGTCGATCAGGATATCGCCCGCCGTGCACATCGCTCGCTTCTCGCGTTGGAGGCACGCGACGACCGGCACGCTCATGCCAAGCTCGCGCGCACACCACGCGCGCTTCTGCGGCTTGGCCCAACCGCCAAGCGGCAGCCCCGTCAGGATAAGCGGCTTCGGCTTCATCGACGCGACCACGTCCCAAAGCTTTCGGCCTTCATCGAGCCACGGCAGCGTCTCATAGAAATCCGGCGTCCGCTCCAGCTTCAGCCACATCAGCTGTTCACCATGCAGCGCGCGGAAATCGGCGATCGACATACCGAGCACCGCCTCGGCCGCGCCGACGAAATCGCAGAGTACCCCGTCCATGCCGATGTAGAGCCGCGGCATCAGCTCCGCATCCTCTCCACCGCCTCGCCTTGGATGCCGAGAAAATCCATCCGCGAGGCCAGCGTTCGCCCAACCAGCAGCTGATCCACAATCTCGCCGGCACGCGCGAGCTGATCGTCGACACTCCCGCCGGCGGCAGTCGCCGCGTCCACCGCAACGGCTCGGACAAGGCGCTCGCGCATCGCGCTACCCGGCATAGGTTGTTCCCGTCAGGCGTAGATAATCGTGGATCGCCTGCGCAGCGACACGCACCCGATGGTCGCTGTCACGTTCCCCGCTGCGAATTGCATCAACGTCAGCACCCCACCCTTCACGGTCGGACATTGCGGCGACCGTCTCGCGAGCACGTTCGATAATGGTCATGACGGCTCCTCGTTCAGATGTTCGTTAATGCGGCCGATATCCCCGAAGGCGCGGCCCGCGACCGCGGCGAGCGCAGACAAAACCATAGCGCGTTCCCGGCGATATACGGGGTCGTCGATGTCAAAGACCTGCTGCGAGCAGATCGGATTGACGTGGTTGTCTCGCGCGAGCGGAAGTTTCGACCAGAGTTCGGTCCCGGCACACACGAAGGTCCGACCATCATGGGCGAACTTCAACGCACCGTCGTTCGGGAATAGGACAGATGAAACGAACATCGGTGGCGGCGGGATTTTCGCAAATCGCGCGAGCGAAGCTCGCAGCACATCCATCGTGAACGGACTGTCATCTGACCTATTCGTGGTCAGCATCGTCATCCTCCGGCCAAGTCGGCAGACCCGTGAATTGGGATGAGTTCTCGGTGGAGGACGCAGGGATAGACACTGCGGGCGGTGAGGGACCCTGGAACGCATCCCCCCCCATGCCTTCGGGCTGGTGCTCGATCATCGGAGTGTCCGACATTGGGCTTACACTGTCGGACAAGCGCGCTGTGCGAGCTGCCCAAATCTGCTCTTTCAGCTCGTTTACCTGCGATCCATTGACGTTGACTTGAACCCCAACGGTTAATCCAGCGCCCTTTGTTGCCAATCCGCCACGGTCGAGCAGTGAGTTCGCAGCCTGGACACGTGCTCGTGCGTCCTGATTGGGGTCGGTCGCGATGTCGAGCAGGACACGTATAGCGATGGGCAGATAGGCTTGCGCGTTGGTGATGCTGAGCCGCTTGATCTCTCCGAGAACGCGCGGCCGTGTAAGGCACCGATAGCCTGCGACGTTCGCTCCATGCTCGCTGTAGCCTGCGATCACGGCGGCCTTCGTCGCGTTGCCTCCAGTCAGAACATAGGCTCGGGCGAACTCGCGCTCTAGGACGGAGAGCTGCGCGGGCCCGCTGTAAACACTCTCTGGCACAAGAGAGGCGGGATCATTTTCGAAAGTGGCATCCATGAGCATGTGCTGAGGAATTAGCACAAGGTTCGGATGGTCCGAAAGGGGGCTGGTGGATTTGTAACCGTGTTACCGATGTAACCCGTAGTTTCAAAGACTTTGTAGAAAACACGGGTTTACAGCATCGCGCGATTATTGCCCTTCATCCGATGTATAGTGTGTATGATATAATATGGGTTACATGGGTTACAGGTAACATATATAGGTAGATCAATAGGTTGGAGTGTAACCGAGTCCGACTTTGTAACCGAGCCTTCGGTTACACGCTGCTAAATCGATCACTGCTCGCGCTATTGAGTGATTTTCTGAATCAGTGCGGATGACCCGAATTTCTCGCTGATCGTGCCCGAAATGGGCCTCGCGGACGTCGTTTGGCCTAAAATATGTGCGCCAGAATGATGCCGATCAGGCCAAGGCCGACCGTTGCGAGGATGCCTGGCAGGACCACGGTCGCGAACTCATCGAGCTTCGCGCGCCGCGCGCAGATTGTGCATTCGCACGTGTTGCGGCATTCGGATAACTCGTATCGAGGCATCACCAGTTTCCTCGGATGATCGACACGACGAGCATCGCGATAACGACCGCAAAGGCCCATGCGAGAACGATGTTTCTGGGCGTAATCTGCATAAGTGATGGATTTTACAGCGGATAATCCGACTTGACAAAAGGTTCGGATGATCCGAACTTATGCGCTCCACAGCCAAATGGAGCAAAATCATCATGCTTACCAAACCAACTCCTGAAATGGTCGCCGCTTTACAGTCATTCGCGGACCGCTACGGCCGGAACTGGAAAGAAGAACTGAGCACACTCTGGTGCAATGGCCGCGACTATTACGAGCCGGAAGGCACTGAGCTGCATAGCGTGCGCAACGAGCTGGGGCCGAGCTGGCTCTACGACCACTGCACAATCAAGCCGACACCCAAGCCTAAGGCGCCGCCAAAGGCGAAGCGTGTGAGTGTCGCCCAGGCGATGTCCGGCAAGTTCCTCTGACCCCATCGAGCGAGGGCCGGGCCATGCGTCCGACCCTCTGCGATGCGGCCACGCATCATCACAGCCAGAGGAAGAAACATCATGAGCACGGACAAGGTGGCCTGCCCAGAATGCGGTGACGAACACCACATTTATGCGCGCGCTGACATTCGCTGGAACGCCGAGCAGCAGGCTTGGGCGATCGGCGATATTGAGGATCAACTGGAATGCACCGAATGCGACGCGAGCTGGTCGCTTTCAGAGAGCAACTTCCCAGATGTGGACATCGCATCATGAACATCCACGAGATCAACCAAGCCGCTGCCATAGTGCGGGCAACGCCGATCCTGCCGGGTGCGACGGTAGTTTTCGAGCATGAGGGCCGCGACCACATTCTAGGCGTCGCAGGGCCGGGATTTGAGGCACGTTTAGAGGCGATCACGCGATCACTGATCCGCAGTGGCTCGGCCTTTCGCGTTCAGCCGGTAGGGAGGCACTAAGCCATGTTAAAAGCAACGCCAGGCCCTTGGAAATACGAACACGCCAGTGGCGCAATCTATTATGACGATGGGGATGTCGAACCTTTGATAGCCTCGACAAACCTTGAGAGCGTCAGTGTTGAGCAAGGGGATGCTGACGGTCATCTGATCGCCGCGGCGCCGGACCTCTACGAGGCGCTGAAAGCGGTTGTTGGCATAACAGATCGGAAGACCGACGAGTTTGACAAGGCGCGCGCAGCCCTTGCCAAAGCACGAGGCGAGCCAGCCTAGACCCGAGGGGCCGCGTGCGACGGCCCTTCCAGCCTAGCCTGTCACAGCCAAAAGGAAGAACCATGAGACGTCCAATCGCCAGCCTGTTCATGCGCGGAGTGATGTTCAACCCGAATACGGGCACGCAACAGGTCATCGACACGGACGAAATGGATTGCACGACGCCGAACGGTCGAAGCCGCATCCAGGCGATCGAGCGGCTGCTATTCAGGAGATCGCGCGAAAGTGCCTGAAGCCATCCATCTTAGCGATATCGAGCGAGAGGAGCGCCGCCGGGTTGACTGGCGGCGCGTCCACATCGAGGCTGACAGGCGGGCTCCGATCAGCGTTAATTATACCCGGTTAGGTCGTTGGCTCTCCACAATAAACAGGCGGCGCAGAGGCGCACGGGCATAGGTCCAATTTGGACATTCTTTCCAGTTGCGCGCCCGTTACGATAGTGTTTGATAGCTAAAATTGTCGGACATGGGAGTGGACACATGCCGAGGCAAAATGAGATCGCGCGTCGTCTAAGCGGGCTTGTCCCCGTCATTATTCACGCTGGCGCGGTGTTCAGAGGGGCCTACCATCGCTGCGAGGCTGAATATTGGGTGCCCCGTGAAAATGCGTGCAGCGTTGAACGCCGAGGCGTCGGGCGTATGCGAGATCCAGCCGATCAATATGCTTTATCGCTACGTCACGCCAATTAAGCGAGGCCGCTGGAAGACGACCAGGCGCGCAGCGTTAGAAGCTGCCGTTGCCGCTGGGTGCGCGCATATGGACGAATGGGGCACCATCTATCGCGACATATTCACCGAGATAGAGACCAAAAGCGATTGAGCCCCCGCCTTTTGAGGGGCGAGGGCTCGGTTCTTCACAGCCATATGAAGAAGGTTCTATTTAGTCGAACCTGTGCGGCGCGGCAAGTCAGAACGGCACATCATCGTCCTGCTCTACTTCACGGGTCCAGCGCAGCGTCTGGTTGTCGAATGCTGAAATCAGACTGAGGTGATCGGGCTCAACGCACAGCGTGTTCGTGCAGCTGTGATCGAGGTTCATTCCGAACGGGACGCGCAGGCTTGGGATGATGCCAGCACGCCAGGCGGCGTAGACATGCGATCGAATCGCATTGATGCCAGGGATCCAGAAGCTTCCATATGGTCCGCTGCTGGGCCGTTGCCCGCCGCGAGATTGTGCTCCAGTCCATTCGAGGCAGCCGCAATGCGTGCGCTTCGTCTTCGCGTAGAAACGAGCATCGAGAACGAGCCACATGCACGGGGCAAGCTGCGGCGATGGCTGCGTTGCCATCAGAAATCCATGTCGTCCTGAGGGCCGATGCCCCGCTGCGCCGGCGAGCTGAAGACCTTGTGGACCTTGTCGCCGACGCGCTTCGTGACGCTGCGCCAGCCCAAGGCGCGAAGACAGGCGCCGACCATGCGCGATGACTGAGTGTTCTGCTTGTCAGGCGTGATTTTCAGCGCATCGATCAGCACTTCGGGGACGGTGCATTCCCATTTCCCCATCAGCCACTGGCCGATCGGCTCCTCCCATGGGTGGACCTCACGGCGCAGCGATTGCTGCTCTTTGGCGAGCGCAATGTCCTCGGCTTCTTCCAGATGCCAGCGCTCTCCGGCGCGGAACGCCTGAACAGCCTCGGCCCACAGCTGGTCGCGATCGAGGAGGATCGACGAAAGGCTGATTTCGTTCGTCTCGACAGGCCAAAAGCGACGTCCGCCTGTCGTATCCTTGAGATAGCCCTGCCCCTCCTCTGGATTGACGGTGCCCCATAGGACGGTGCGCCGCGGCACTTGGATAGGGAGGCGGCCGAACGGCGGACGGAACTTGTCGACCAGACGCGACAGGAACTGCTTCACGTCCTTCACGTCGGCCTTGGTGAGCGCCGATAGCTCGGCCACTTCCACGCACCATGCACCCTGCAGCTGCTGGAAGCTGTCTTTCGAACTGAAATCGGGCAGGTGATCGACGAAGAAGCGATCCCCGAACAGGTAGCGCAAGGCAGTGGATTTTCCGACGCCCTGCTCGCCTTCGAGCACGACCATCGTGTCATTCTTCACGCCAGGCGACAGCGCGCGGGCGACGGCGCCGATCAGCGACTTGCGGCCGATCGCGCGGGTATAGCGTGTGTCATCGGTGCCGAGATAATCGGGAAGCCATGTATCGACCCGCGTCTTGCCATCCCATTGGAGGCCGCTCAGATATTCGACGAGCGGATCATACTGGTTGCGCCGCGCCTCAGCTTCCATCTCGTCGAGCACGTCAGTCTTCTTGGACTTGAACGGCATCTTCCGATCGTTGTGCATGATGTGCCGGAAGGTCGCGACGTCGTGATCCTCAGCCGGGATGCCGTCGATCTCCATTTCCTTGGTGAACAGATTGTAGCGCAGCCGACCCCTCAGCATCGGGTGGTTGGCGATGTAGAGCCCGACGTTGGCGACGTTCGCGGAGTCGATCTTCCCGCTGGCATTCGAGAATATGAACTGTCGCCAGCCGTCGCTGCGCGCTTCGCTTATGTCGACGACTTCGGCGCCCTGGTCAGCCATCTCCGGCGCCTTCGCCGTGAAGGCGCTCGTGATCTGGTTGCGGACCGCAGTCTCACCCTCGCGGATGAACAGGTCGTTGTAGTCGGTGCGCGTCCGGTGCGGACCATCGTTGAAATACGGGACGGTGAAGCGGCATCCGACGACCTTGGCGGCTGCCTCAGCTTTCTTGCGGCCCTGGTTGACCCAAGGACGCCCGTTGCCGCGCTGCGCCCAATCGTCGGGCTCTATAGCGTCGTCATCGCCAGCAATCAGCAGCGGCGTGCCGTGTCGGTGGCGCTGGACCTCTTTTGCGACCTCGATCAGGTTGCCAGCATTGAATGCCGCAAAGACGCCGAGCCCCGTCGCCTGCCATATGGAGAATGCGGTCGCGACGCCTTCGCATATGACCAGCGCCGAGCCGTCGCCCTTGATGGAGAAGAAGCAGCCCTCGACCTTGCCCGCCTTGAGGAATGTCTTGCGACCTTCGCCGTCGATCAGCTGCAGGCTGGTCAGCTGTGGCTGGCCGTTCATGTCGAACGACCACATCGGCACAGTCAGTAACCGGGTGCCATCCTTGGCCGTGTGGATCTTGAGGCCGCGCGGCGCCGTGATGTGCTTGCGTTCAAGATATGGGTGCCCTTCGACGTTGCTGTCTGCGCGTTTCCACATCGCGCTTGCGTCTTCGGCGACTTCTGCCTGCCGCAACTCTCGAGCCTGCGCCGCCTCAGCTTTCAGCCGCCGCTGCTCGGCCTGGATCGTCTTGCGCTCCTTGTCGGTCAGCTCGCCGGCGTTCGCATCACGATAGAACCATTGGTGAGGCTCGCCGAGTTTCCAGTCGCCGAACCAGCCGACCGGATATTCGCCGAGCTTCAGCTTGTACCAGCCATTCCCCTTGCCGGGCTTGTCGCCGGGCGCATCGAAACGCTTGAACTCGTCGGGTTGGATTGAGCCGGGCAGGAAGCCGTGCCGCGCCATTTCCTCTTGGAAGGCGCGCTCGACCTCAGATTGCGAAGGCATGGGGCGGGCAGCCATTTAATGGATGCGCTCCCACCGCACGACTTTGCGGAAGCCGGCGCGCTGCGCCATCTTCGCGGAGATCGCTTGGTGCCCGTTAATGACGTCACTGATCTGGCTGCGGCACATCGACCACGAGCGGGCAAGAGCCGTGATGGACCCCTGTTTCTTGGCTTCGCGACGCAGTGCCTCGCGTACCGCTTTCTCGGATGTTGGCCGGCTCATAGTCGGCCGCGCATGGAGATCAGCCGCTCGCGGCACATTTCGCGCGTCATGTTGGGAAGGCCGTTGTTGTTGACGCCATAGGTCAGCAACTTGGTCAAAAGGTCGCGCGAACCATGGTACGCATGCGCCTTGGCCTGATGATATTGGTCGGTGCCCGGGTGATCGTGGTGGCGAGTCACGTAGCCGGTCGGGATGTGATCTTCATAGCGGTAGCCCATCAGTGCCTCACGAACGCGATTGTGCGCTTGCTCTGGAAGCAGAAGGCGCAGGTGGCGCAGCACTCGGTCTTGCCACTCTGGGCCGGGCACACGAGGTGCTTGCTCGCCTCGCCTTTGTTGATGGTGACGGCGCCGCGCAGTGGCAGGTCAACGCCAGAGAAGCGCATCGCGAACCTATCAAAATGATAGGTGGAGATTTTCCAGAGCGCCTTGCCGATAGGATCGTCGTGGGGGTCGCGGGCCGTGTAGCCAAACACGTGCAGCGCGGGCAGATCGATGATCGCCTTCAGCCACATCGCCACATAGTCGAGCGAGTAGAAATCACCGAGCACGTGAAGCCGCACGACGAAGCCGCGGCGATGCTTCGCCTGCAACTCCTCCAGCTCCAGCCTGAGCAGGCGCTCCAGCTCGCCGCCATGGGCGATCCGCTGCGCATAGTGCATGTTATTGCCGTAGCAATTCAGCCATTCCTGGCAGGTGGCCGGGCACGTCGCCCGTTCCTCCAGCGTGAGCGTGAAGATCGGGAAGCCATTCCATTTGCCCTTGGTCACGACCTTGCCGATCTTCGAGCTGTTGTGGCCGCTCTTGAGCAGGCGGACCGACACGGCTTGCCGGCGGGTCGTGGGGAACAGCGTCCGGCTTTCACGGACAGCGTCATGACCTATCGGCAGCGTGCGACCGCCGCGCGTCCCTTTGGGATGATCGAAACGACGAAGGCGCGACGGCGCCGCAGGTGCTACCCGTCCCATCGCCCTATTCCGCAGTCAGCAGAGAGGTTTCGATGCGGTCCAAGTGCTCACGAAGACGGGCCAACTCTCCGAGCCAATAGCCGGGCGTCGGATGATCCTTGGCGATGTCAGACATCATGGAGACCAGCGCACCCAAACTGTCGCTAGGAGCCATGGTTCGACCCAGATGCTTGGCTTCGAAAGTCATCGCGACAAAGCCAGCCTCAGCCACTCTTATGGCGGCAGAAGATTTTAGCGGGTCAGACAGAGTTCCGTCAGCGCCGCCAAGCATGTCCCTGAAATCAAATTCTGGCACGGTTTCTCTCCATTGGCTGTGGGGGAATGAGGAAGGGTGCGCCGGCTTCGAACAGGTGCAGGAGCAGCTGCGCGCCGGTGCGGTAGACGCCGCACTTGTGGCCTTGCCGGAAGTAGAGGTTGAGGCGCTCGCGCTGCGCTTTCGAAGGCACCCCGTCGCCGTCCTTGAATTCTGCAAAGAAGATGCCGCGATCGTCGGGACGCGTAGGCTTCCACGTCATCTGCAGGTCGAGCGCGCCTGCCCGCGCGCCCTCCTTATGACGCCTGATCCGCTCCCAATCTGAAGACCGGCCAGCATTCGGCACGGCCAGGGCATCGACTTTGGGCGCCATCTTCTTCAGCGCCGCAAGGAAGTGGACTTGCCGAGTGAATTCGGATGCTGGATCGCGGTCGCGCCGCTCTTTGAACCAGTCCTCGTCGCGGAGGCTGTCCTCATCCAGCATGTCGAGGATATTGAGCGCGCCCCTAGACATTGGCGCTGCGCTTCAGCATTTCGGCCTGAATGATCGTCTCGGCCGTAGCGTCCTTGAGATTGAACAGGCAGGCGATGCTATGCGGCTGCGTCGTCGCCAACTTTTCGCCAGTCAGCCCCGAGAGCATCGCGCGTGCTTCGTTGACGCGCTTGTCCTTGCGGCCGGGCGAGAACTTGTCGGGGAAGTGGCGACGGAAACGCATCGATCACGCCGCCTGCTGGCGAGCGAGCGCCACGTCTTTGTTCAGGACCGCCGCGTTGAGCCGTCCACTCGACAAAGTTTCCAGCGTGAGTGCGACTTGGAACGAACAGCTCGACTTGCCATTCTCGATGTCGCTGGCGTGTCCTTTGCTCGCCAGGCCGAGCGCGATAGCAAACTCGGCAAGGGACTCGCCCCTCTCCTTGCGCAGATCGGCGATTGTGAATTTCGACATGTCGGGCGCCCTTGTTCGGGTTGAGCCCTATGGTTCGGATAGTCCGAACTTTATGTCAATGAAAAAGTACGGATCGTGACTAACGACTTGTTAACCCCCCTTTCCTACAATCCGAACTATGCCGAGAAAAGCGCATTCGCCCGTGGCCCCGCCCGCCAATGACTGGTTCATCCGCGATTGGATGCACACATTGGGCGTCACGCAGTCCAAGCTGAGCGATTTGACTGGATGGTCGAAGGCAACGGTCAACGATATATACCACGGCCGAACGTCCTATTATCGGCAGATTCTCAACGATCTTGCGTTCGCTCTGAACCTTCAGCCCTGGGAGCTTTTGATGCACCCCGACGACGCCATGGCGATCCGCCAGCTGACCGCGGCGGTGCGCGTTGTCGAGAAATCGAAGAACCTTCGTGCACCGGAAACCGATGCGCCTGAGCCAGAGAATCGGCACGAGTTCGGATAGCAAAAAATAACGGTTCGGTTGGTCCGAACTTTTCTATTGACATGAAGTTCGGATAGTTCGAACATTGCTCCTCATTCGATGGGAGCATCTTCATGAACGCGCTATCACAAGCCCGCCGTTTCGAGATCGAAGCGCAGGCGGAAGCACGCGACGACCGCCAGGATCATGAGAAACTGCGCGACGCGGTCCGCTACGTTCTCTGGAACAAGACCAGCCTCGATCGCCTCGTCGAGCTTGCGCCGGTCCAGTGCAGCAGTGGTGACTTCAACGGCAGCAAGGAGCAGCTGGAAGCGGCGTACTCCGATCTGGTCTGTCTGATCGAGGATCTGTTCTGCGTCCCCGGCAACGACCTCAAGCGCGCGCTCAGCGCCTTGGACGCATGATGTCCAGTAGCAGCACCCCAGACCCTAAGCTGGTCGAAAAGGTAGCGCGGGCGATCCATCTTTCGGACGAACCGGAAGGCCACGTTCTCAGTATATCATGGGACGGCCTGCTGGAAGGTTCCCGCGACCGCTATTTGGCCTACGCCCGAGCAGCAATCACCGCTCTATCCCAGGAAGGGAGTGGGTCACTTATTGGCGAACCGGATCGCCCTGCGTCTTTGGCGCAAAAGCCGACTGACAATTATGACTCGGAAGGCATCCGACCCATCCCATCCCAGCTTTGCGAGCGGTTGCGTGGGTTGCTGGAGGGCATTCGCGATCAAGCCGCAATGGCGAACAACACGATCCGCCTGAACCGCGACGGAAGCGGCAACGGTCGCGTCAAGGTGGCTACGTGTATGCACCACGTCGAGCGACTGAGCCTTGAAGCTCTCGGTGTACTTGAGGCGCCGAAGTCGGGAGAGGCCCCTTGGTCCGATTGCAAGGTTGCGTTCGGAGTTGAAGACGATGAAGCTGTGTGGAACGCAGACTTGTCGCTTCCGGCAGGCTGGGAACTGAATGAGACAGACTGTTCCGGTGCTCGTTGCGTAGCTGTTTTCCGTGTCGATGGCGTGCCCAATATCGCGGATGGCGAAGCTGTTGCGGCAATGCTCGAAGCCCTCCCCCCAGCGGTAGACTCCCAATGAGTGAGTTGCTGCCAGAAGTCGTGCAGCGAATGCAGGACAGGCTTAACTGCCTATCTGCGGCCCATTATCCCGAGCCGTTCGGCGGAGTGCTGATGGATGTCCACGCTGCTGATTTATACGCGCTGGTGCGTCTAGCCACCCCTACCCGCACCCAAGCCCCCGAAGCGATACGGGCGGCTGCTTTGGAAGAAGCTGCGGCAAAGATGGACAGCATCAACATGCCGACGTGCGCTCGCATTATCCGCGCACTTATCCAGTCGTCGTCGGAAAGGATTGGGGAGTGAGCGAGAAACCGGTCCGCATTGAGACCTTCATGGGCGAAGGCACCGACCAGGTGATGTTCACGCTGGTTTACGCCGACGGGTATCGCCGGGCCTACTGGCTGCCATTTTGGAAAGCGATTTGGCACGTCTGCGTCCTGCTTTGGCGCGGTGTCGATGTTCAGGACAAAACGCCATGACACCTAATCCAGAGCAACAGGCCATGAGCGAGAGGGCCAAGGAGTTCGTGGAAGCGAACGCCAAGTCGCCGGTCGTATACGGATCAGCGATCGGTAACGGCGGCAAAGGTGCCTATTACCGGCTCGCCAATGGGCAAAGGTTTCGCCTCAATCGCGAAGATTGCGCGGCCGTGGGAATGCCGAGGTGGCTCAATGTCGAATGATCCAGCCACGAGCGATCATCAGGCCCGCGAACTGCTGGCGGAAGCCTTGGACAGCATCCAAAACGATGCCGAAGTACTGCTGATCGACCATGCCGACTGCTGCGATGGGATCGGCGGCCTAGCCGAAGACATCTTGAGCGCACTCGATACCGTTCGCAGAGCCCTTTCACGCCCCACGGTGGATGTGGAAGGGGTGGAATGGGTCCGCCAGTTGCTCGACCAATGGGACGAGTGGGAAGCTGCGGTTCTGCTTGATCCGTCGGTGTGGTCTCACGCTGGCGGCTTTCATGTCAACGGCAACCATTACGACGAATATATCCGTTTGCAGGACATGCGCTTACAGACCCGCGCCGCTCTCGCATCCCTTGGGGAAGGATATTGGCTTGATCGTGTCCTGAAAGAGAATGAGGCCGATTACGAGACCCTTCCGCAGGCGATGAAAGATGCCAAGTTCTCTGCTGGTGCATCCCTTGGGGATAGGGGAGCTATAGTAGGGGGGATTGAAGCGGAGATTGTGGCCGGCCTTCGGGAGCAGGTCACGCGATGGCGTGAAGCCGCTGCTAGGCAGGGTAAGAAGCCTGGGATCCTTGTCGCCGGGTATGCCCATGCCGCCGACGCAATCGAATCTGGTGAGTATCGTAAGAGGGTCCCAGAGGATGGGCGACCCTTCGGGCAACCTGCCACTCATGAACCGAGCCTTGCTTCGCGTCTCGGCCCTTCGGGTGAGTGTCAGGCGCAGGAGGGCGAGTGATGCGGTTCGATCTTCGCAAGCCATGCAAAAACTGCCCGTTCGCCGACACGTCAACGCGGGTCACATTCGCATGTCGGGAGCGCGCCGAAGAAATCGAGGAAAGCGCATACCGCCATGGCTTCCCATGCCATCTGTCTGCGGTCGATACGTCCGAGGAAGATGAAGAGTACGGCGGCTTCGTCTTTGGCGAGAACACGCAGCACTGCGTTGGCGCAATAGGCATGTACCTGAACGCTGGCCAGGATTCGTGGCCCGGTACCGGTAATCGCGACATGACCCGAAAGGACTACTCCGAGGCGCAGCGCCTTGCGTTCGATGATGAAGAGGAATTTCTTGTCGCGAATGAACGCGATAGCGATCGAAGTGGCGAAGCCAGCGAGACGCAAAGCGGCTCGACCGTAGGCAAGAGCGCGGGCCGTAAGGCATCGCCAAACCTTTCCCCGGAGCACCCCAAGTCATGAGTTATCTTATTGGATTGGAGAACCTTGCGCAGCGATGCGAACAGGCGAGCGTGGCGGGTAGAGGTCTGGACGGTCGGATAGCTTACGCGCTGGGCTGGCGGTTCAACGGCTTTGCTCACGGCCCAGACGAAAGCGATGACTACTTCGATGATTGGGAAGAAGTGGGGGGCCATTGGGCCCAGCCGGGCGGGGATTTTTGCCCCGTCTCCCGCTCGTTCAGCCGATACGATTATCCCGATCCACCCTTGTGGACCGCCTCTCTCGACGCGGCGATGACGCTGGTGCCGGAGGGGTGGAACTGGATGGCTGGCAATCGTGATCAGCCTAAGGCGCGTGCTTACGTGAACAACGGAGAACTCGCCTTTACCGGCGTTGCCGCTCGTCGGAACCCAGCAAGGCAATGGTTCGAAGTCGTGGCAGCCACCCCAGCCCTAGCCCTCTGTTCCGCCGCCCTTCGCGCAAGAGCAGCCCTAACCCCTTCTAATCCCCCTATTAAAGAAGGAGAGTAAGATGGGCCCCTGGTACGTGCGCGACCTCAGAGCGTCCGAAATGCGGCGCATGGGCTGGACTGGACCCAGCATAGACCGCATCCTGATTACGAATAAGACCGGCCCCGAGATTATCAGGGACGAAGGCGAGGATTGCATTGTCGCCCGCATTCAGTTCGACAACCGAACCGAGGAACTTGGCGACGATAATTTAGCGGATGCGCTTTTGATGGCCGCCGCGCCCGATCTGCTGGAGGTCGCGAAAATGCTTAGCAAGCTCGACCTCGACAAGGGGTCTGTCGGAGCATTTTGGAAACTACAGACCGCCGCCCGTGCAGCCCTCGCTAAAGCTGGATCCGGGGGAGAGGGGGAGTGAGCAATGCAACGCACATCGAAGTCGAGGCCGGCCGTTGTTATTGGGAGGATGCCACCGTCAACGGCGTAATCGATCACGATGGAACGCTGATGCCAGGACGTGACGGCGATCTCTGGAAGGCTCGCATCAGGTTAAGCGACGGGCAGATTGAAAATTGGCCGGCGGGCACGGCGGCTGACATTCACTATAAGGTTTGCGACGAGGGCCGATATTGGCTCACCGACTCCAATGGGAATCGGCTGGCAAGGTGGCGCGGCTACTATGTGCCAGACGATTTTCTATGCCCGGAGGATGCTGGTCATGGTGACTATATCATCATGCGCGTTGCGGAGAGCGGCCTAATCGAGGGCTGGCCTAGGCCCCCGATCAACCCCAAAGATTGGATACCAGTCCAGTGACCCTCCCCCTCAAGACCGTGGAGGATGCGAATGCCTGAGCAGCGCATCGCCGGACCCGGCTTCTACACGATCGACGAAGCCGCATATCATGCGGACCCTGCGCCGACGCCGAGCCTGTCCAGCGGCATAGTCTCGAAGCTGATAACCGGCACTGCCGCCGATGCTCAATACGCGCATCCTCGGCTTACTAGCGCCGACCCTGAGGACGATGACGACAACACCGATTTCGACCTTGGCTCCGTGGCGCACGAACTTGTGCTGGGCCGCGGCTCCGGGATCCACGTCATCGACGCGAAAGACTGGCGCACAAAAGCGGCGAAGGAGCAGCGCGCGGAAGCCATCGAACAGGGTCTGCAGCCGTGCCTCCTCAAGACATATCGCCGGGCCGAGGGCATGGCCGACGCCGCGCGTCACCAGCTCGCCGATGATCCCGAGAATTTCGAAGCCTTCGTTAAGGGCGAGCCCGAGGTCGGCGCGTTCTGGATCGAGCAGACGACGAGCGGCCCGATCTGGTGCCGATCGCTGATCGACTGGAAAATGCCGAACAATCGCGTCATCTACGACTATAAGACTTTTAAGCCCGGCGCCGATCCTGAGCACTTCGTCGAATATCTTTGCCGCGAAGCCCGCGACATTCAGGACCCGTTCTACAGCCGCGGCGTGGCGATGATCGAGGGCTGCAATTGGGACGAGGTGACGTTTCGCTTCGTCGTCCAGTCTCCCGATCCGCCCTACCTGTTGTCCGTGGTCGAGCTGGCTTCGCACCAAGGCGGTCGCGAATGGTCCTACGATCGCACGCAATGGGCAATCGACCGCTGGGCGCGGTGCCTCAAGACCGGCCAGTTCCCCGGCTTCGTGCCGCGCACCTATCACGTCGGCATCCCAACCTGGGCGATGATGCGCTGGGACGAACGGTTCCTGTCGATGCGCAACGCCGACGACATGCTCAAGGAGGCCGCAGAGTGAGCAGCCAGCCCCTAGACCCGGCCTGCACTGGCAAGGTCCAGTTTCACGCCCGCACGGACGCAATTCAGAGCGTGCGGTGCCAATTAATCAAGCGGCGGCGGAAGCGAATAAAACATCGCGCCGCGCCATCGGTTTATCGCTGCGAAAGTTGCGGGCACTGGCACGTTGGGAGCTATTTCAAATGACCGTCACATTCAAATCGGCGAAGCGCGAGGGCGTCCCACTCCTGATCGGGCTCGGTGGCGCGTCCGGTTCCGGCAAGACTTTGTCGGCGCTGATGCTCGCCAAGGGCATTGCGGACGAGATGGGCCAGTCACAGGGCCGGGACGGCATCGTCGCGTTCATCGATACCGAGCGCGGCCGCGGACTGCATTATGCCGACGACTTCAAATTCCTGCATGGTGAGATCAACCCTCCTTTCCGCCCGACGGGCTATGGCGATGCGCTGAAGGCGGCCGAGGCCACCGGGGCGCATGTAGTCGTGATCGACAGCTTCAGCCACGAGTGGGAAGGCGAAGGAGGAGTTCGCGAGTGGGCCGATGAACTCGAAGCCGGAGGAATGAAGCCGCCGGCGCAATGGAAGGAGCCGAAGCTCGCCCATAAGCGCCTGGTCAATCAAATGCTGGCCGCGAAACCGCACATCATCGTCTGTATGCGGGCCGAGGAGAAGATGCGGATCGAGCAGGTCCCGCAATTCAACAACGATGGCTCGCCCAAGATGTGGAACGGCAAGCCGTCCACGAAGATGGTCATCACACCCGCGACCGAGCTGGACGTCAAAGAGCGCTGGGTTCCTATCTGCGAGAAGCGGTTCCCCTATGAGATCACCACGTCGCTGCTGCTGACCCCGCAGGACCCCGGCGTGCCGATCCCGTTGAAGTTGCAGCGCCAGCACCGTCCCTTCTTCCCCGAAGGGCAGCAGATCACCGAGGAAGCGGGCCGTTCTCTTGCCCGCTGGTCGTTGGGCGCCCCGTCGCAGGCTTCGACCCCGCCGGCGGAGGAGCGCTGGACGCTTGAAGATGCGGAGCTGAGCCTTTCACTGGCGAAGTCCTTGCCCGAGCTGGAAACCGCCTGGAAGCAGAAGAAGATGGCGCCGTACCGCGATCAGCTTCAGCCGATGCTGGGTGATCGCAAGCGCGCACTCACGCCACAGCCGCAAACCGCAGGAGACTATGATGGCGCCTGAAATTCGCACCTTCGACCAACTGCGCGACGATTTGCGCGCGGTCTACACGACCGGGATCAGCGAGATCATGGACCGCTGCTTGGAGGAGCTTGTGCTACCGTCCGATAAGGCGGCGCTGGCACTGGACGCGGCACAATTCATCGTCTTCCTCATGGCGATCAAGTCGGCCGAGGCGAGCGGGCAGATACTCGACAAGCGCTCGGTGCTGTCCGCCTATTGGCCAATTCAGAAGGGCATCACGAAGGAAGTGCCGGGCATGATCCTTGAAACTCTTGAGACGCAGGGAGCCGCGTGATGGATGACGGAATTCGGGAGAGGCACGGCGTAATGACGGAACACGTATTTAATACCGCGCCAATCACGATCTACGAGGAGAACGACGCCGTGTTTCTCGTCCGCCCAGCCGGTGACCGAAAGCTATCCCCGGCCGAAGCGCGGTATCTGGCCCGCAAGCTCACCCGTCTAGCCGAGCGCATTGAAGCACGAGGAGCAACAAAATGACAGACCGCAGACACAACGGCGGCCCCTTGAACGAGGACGACGCTAAGAAACTCTGGGGCCACATCCGCGCGATCGAGACGCTCAACGAGCAGATCGAGGAGGTGAAGCTCGACGTGAAAGAGCGCAAGGACCTCGCCAAAAAGGACGGGTTCGACACGAAAATCCTCGAAGCTGTCGTGAAGCGCCGGAAGATCGGCCACGGCGAGACGACCCAGGCCGACGAGCTTATCAAGCTCTACGAGCAGGCGCTTGAGGAGCAGAAGGCGCTGCCGCTCGAACAGACCCAGAAACGCCGCACGCCAGAGGATCGCCGCACCGTCGAGGAGATCGACGAGGACCTGCACGGCGATCGTTCACTCGACGACAATGGAACACGGTGGCCGCTTAACTGATAGACTGCAGCTGACTCCCCTGCAGTCTCGGGGCGGGCATGCCACGATTGCCCGCCCCACCACAGCCAAGGAAGACGGAATGAAATTCTCGGAAGCAGCGACAATCTGGAGCGAACATCGGTGCCGCATGGTCGAGCTGAAGCTCGTCGCCGACACGACGTATCGGCACCAATGCAAGGTCGCTGCCATCCTCACGCGCGAGTTCGGTACGGTCGACCTGTCGCTGATCCGCAAGAGCCAGGTCGAATTGTTCATTGGCGCGCGCCTGAAGACTTGCCAGCCGGTCACGGTGCAGGGCGAGATCAGCATCCTTCATCAGATCCTGAACTGGTGCGTCGACGAAGGCCATTTGGGCGCAAAGCCCAGGATGCCAGCTGTCACGGTGCCGAACGTCGAGCACGCGCTACCGCCCGACGAGCTTTTCCTTTGGATATTGAAGCACCTTCCGCCGAAGCACGGCTTCGCGATGGAATTCATGATGCTCACCGGCCTGTCACCCCACGAGCTGCAGCGCACGCAGAAAGGCGATTTCGTGCGGCCAAAGCTGAAGGGCTTCGGCATGATCGGCATCGGCAAGCGGCCCGATTTCAAGGTCAAGCAGGATAGCCGCCGGCGGTTCGTCCACCTGAACAAGCGGTCCATGAAAATCTGGATGGACCTAACCGCCGGGCTCGAACCTTCGGATCATCCATTCCCGAAGCGCGATGCGCTGGAGAAGGCCATCCAGCGCCTTCGCGGCCCCGAAGCACCGCAGGGTATCGAAGCCGTGACACCTAAGACCATGCGCGCCTGGTTCGCGTCCAAGGTGTCCGATGATCAGCCTGAGCATGTGCTGCAGCGCCTCATGGGCCATGCGCCGGGCTCTAAGGTGACACGCCGGCACTATGTGAAGTCGACGGAGGATCGCCTCGTCGATGCGATGCAGGGCGTTGGTGCGTGATCGACAAGATAGCCCGCATCATCGACTACGCGGCCTTCCTGAGCCAACCAGTCGTCTCAAACGCCGAAGCCCGTCGCCAGCGCGCACGGGACACTGCGCGCGAAATCCTGATCGCCATGCGCAAGCCCACAGACCTGATGGGCCTTGGCCTTCCAGAAGACTACAAACCGGGAAGCCACAGCGCGACACAGATATGGCGCGCTTTGATCGACGCGGCGCTGAAGGACGAGTGATGACCGCCCCGGCGAAATTCAAGCAGAGCGACGTCACTCGCGCCACCAATGGCGTGAAGGCCGCTGGTGTGAAGGTCGCCAAAGTCGAGATAGACCCGAGCGGGAAAATTGTGATCTATGCCGAATCGTCGGCCGCCAATGATGACGGCCCGAGCGATTGGGATGGACTATGAGCCGCCGAATGTTGCCGAAGCACATCAGCCAGTTCACCGACAACCGTGGCAAGGTCCGCCATCGCTTCCGACGAACCGGCCAGAAGACCCACTATTTCAAGCACCCTCTTGGCTCCCCGGAATTCCTTGCAGAATATCACGCCTGCTTGGCGCGCGCCGAGCCCGAGAAGGTCGAGGGCCGACGTGCCCTACCAGGTTCGATCGACGACCTGATCGCCAAATATTACGGCTCGACCGCGTTCAATCGCGGCAAGGAGCTGACCCGCAAGACCAATCGATCGATCATCGAAGCATTCCGCGAGCACATCGGAAAGGATGGAAAGCGGATCGGAGAGCGCAGCGTCGCCGGCGTCGAGTTCTTCCATCTCGACAAGATTTTATCGGAGAAGGCCCAAGTCCACCCGTTCGCGGCCCTCAACCTGCGGAAGCAGCTCAAGCGGCTGTTCTCCTACGCCGTCAAATGCAAGATGAGACCCGACAACCCGGCGATGATGACCGAACCCCTGAGCGGCAAAACGACCGGCTTCCACACATGGACCGAGGCTGAAATCGCACAGTATCAGGCGCATCACGCGCTCGGTACGAAGGCCCGCCTGGCGCTGGAGCTATTCCTCTGGACCGCCAAGCGTCGGGGCGATGGGGTGCAGCTCGGTCCGCAGCATGTAGAGGATGGTTGCTTCTACGGGATAGACCAGAAGACAGGAAAGCCGTCGTGGATTCCTGTCGCGCCTCAGCTTCAGGAGGCCATCGACGCCATGCCGGTTCGCGGGATCGTTTCCTATCTTGTGACCGAGCAGGGCCGCCCGTTCAGCCGCAAGGGGTTCGGCAACCGGATGCGCAAATGGTGCGACGAGGCCGGTCTTCCGCAATGCACGACGCACGGACTTCGGAAGGCTGTCGCGCGCCGCATGGCAGAGGCTGGCATCGGCCATTCAGGAATCAAATCTATCACCCTCCACAGCAACGACTCGGAAGTCTCGCTCTACACGAAACAGGCCGAGCAAAGGTCTATGGCGAAGGCCGCAATGGGCACGTTGAGCGATCAGTTTTTGGCTAGCGCGGCTGAAAATGCTAGCCAAAAGTTGGCAGAAAAGTGAATGATATCAATGTACTTAGGTAAGGTGTTGGCCCGCCCCGCAGGACTCGAACCTGCAGCCTCTGGGTTCGAAGCCCAGCACTCTATCCGGTTGAGCTAGGGGCGGCCGGAACAACCGAGTCTCCATAGCCGCCTTGCGAAGCAACGGGCAATGCCTGGATCGGCGGGCATGACCAACCCATCCTTCCGGTGCCGTCAATCCAGTGCCGGCTTGTGAGAGAATGTAAAGGATTACAGCGACTGATGAACCAACCTGGGACACATTTTATCCGTATAGTATTGAGATATAATGATATTTTGTTTTAGTTGCTCGACTCATCCCGTCATGCGCCCCTTCCACCGCGCTTTCGTTGACTCCGGGGCGTCGAGCCCACATTTGCCGGTCAGGCATTTCGTTTGGAGCGGGGCCGCCGGCATTCGCCGGTTCGGTGCGCCAGTCGGGAGGCGGATGCGACAGCGCTGATTTGGCTGTCGTTCGTTGACCGCATTTAAATAGGATCTCGATGCCAGGATTGTTTCGGGCCGGCGGCAATGCCGCGGCATCGCTTATGCTTGCCAGCCTGTTTGCCTCGCCCTCCCGCGCAGCGGATGTACAAATACCGCTTACCCGGAGCATCGCCCCCGCGCCGCAGATATCGGCGGTGCCAACGGCCCCGGCGGCAAGTTTCCAGCCTGGTGCTCCGTCGCAGCTCAATGCGAGTTCATCGAACGCTGTTCCAGCCCCCGCGCCTGTTCGGCCCCTCACCCTGCAGGAACGCGTCATGTCGTTCGTCGACTATCGTAATCAGGATGCCGAGCAGCTCTGCCTCGCCAAGGCGGTCTATTTCGAGGCGCGCAGCGAGTCCCTCGAGGGCCAACTGGCGGTTGCCGAAGTTATTCTGAACCGCGCGGCTTCCGGCATCTATCCGGCTTCGATCTGCGGCGTCGTCACCCAACGCTCGCAATTCTCGTTCATCCGCGCGGGCAGATTTCCCCGTGTCGATACCGGCAATCCGTGCTGGCACAAGGCGCTGGCGATCGCCGAGGTCGCGCGGAAGAAGCTCATCCGGCAGATCGCGCCGAACGTCCTGTGGTATCATGCCAGCTATGTGGCACCGGCGTGGAAGCGCAACCTGACCCGCTTCGTGCGCATCGGCATGCACATCTTCTACAGCTAAGGTGAAGGGCGGCCGGAGCCAGCCGCCCTCCCCTCCCTCACTGCACTTTAGAATTCGAGCTGTGCGCGAACCGCCATCGTATCGAAGCTGTAGCTTCGTGTGTTGGCGGGATCGGACGACGTCGGATTCACGGTCGTGGCGCGCGGCCCGCCGTCGACATCGACATGCGCATATTGGGCCATGAACCGCACGTAATCCATCGGGTTCCAGATCACGCTCACCTGATAGCCCAGCTGCCTGCCGCCGTTGATATAATCGGGCGCCCCGAGCAGGCCGCCGTTCCCCACCTTGTCCTTAAGATCGACATAATCTACCCGGCCGTTGACCTGGATCGCGCCGATGCCGCCCTGGTCGAATGGGTGGAGAACCTTGGTCCGGTCCCACTTGCCGCCCTTGTAGCCGCGCGTTTCGCCGGTCAGATAATATCCGACCTCGGCATAGCCCGACTGGAACTTCGGATCGCCTGCGTAAAATGCACCACCGGCGGCGTTATTCGGCCCGAAGATGTGCCCGGGCGCATAGCCGCGCACCCACACCTGCTGGGCTTCGGCCACCGCATGAAACCGCTTCATGACGACGCCCAGTTCGACGCCGGCAATATCATCGCCATCGGCAGCAATCGTGCCGGTGTCGATGAACCTTTGGTCGGTGATCTGCGTGAACGGGCGCGAACGATATTGCACGTTCTGGGCGTCGCGTTGCGCAACGCGGTGCTGGAAGTTGGCGCCGAGGTGGAGCCGCGCAGCACCGAGCGTAGGCGAATAAGTACCACGGATACTGGCCTGCCATCCGGTGCGGCTAAAGCTGGTGGCGTTGTTGATCTCGCCGCCCCAGACACCGGCGGTCAGCGTATACTGATCGGCCGGGTCGATGAGGCCGACAGCGGCGCCGAGCCGGCGATTGTAGACGAACGCGTCGGTGAAGGAGGCGCGCTCGAGGAAGCTGCCCAGACGCGAGCTCGTCATCGTCTCGAGGCTCGACAGCGGATAGAAATTGCCGACCGTCACCTGGAACGGCTTGCCGGGACGCTGATAGGTCAGGATGATGTCTTCATAGTCGACCGTGCCCTGGGCAAAGTTGAGCTCGAACTTGTATCCGAAGCCGCCCGGCAGACCGCCCTCAGCGCCGATTACGAGTCGACGGGCGCGCACGTTCCAGCCCAGGTTGTTGTAGTTGAGACCGCCGACGGTTCCGTTGAGCGTGTGCCCCGGAGTTCCGACATAACCGGCGTCGAACTGCATGAAGCCCTTTGGCTTGAACGAGAAGCCGCTGTCCTTGTCATCCCATTGGGGGGCGCCCTTCCACGCCGGAGTGGCCTTGGTCACCTGCGTTTTGATATCGTTGAGCTGCTCCTGCAGCGCTTCGACCTGCGCTTCGAGAAAAGCCGCCCGCGCGGCCAGATCTTCGTTGCTGACCGGCGCTTCGGGCGCGACCTGGATGTCGGCATCGCTTTCCGGTGCCGCAGCTTCGGGAGCCGGGGCCTGCGCATGCGCGGCGCTCGCCAGCGTCAGTGCGCTGCTGGCAAGGATCGCCAGCGTGAACGTCTTGATTCTCAT